AGCATACATATTAAACTCACAATAATCAAAATGATCAACAGGAAAATGCATTTTCTCTTTATAGAGAGAACTAAACCTAAACCTTTTATTTGTTTTAAAATCACCGACAGTAAATTCATCTCCCTTGTGTTCGTAAATTAAATCAGCAGTTCCGGCAATTTTAAAATCTTCACTATATAATAGATTCTCACACAATACAGATTCAAATGGGTCTATGGTGCGCTCTGCTACCTTATCATAAGTTTTATACAACCAACCATATGTGTCTTCTACCTCACCGTATTCAATATAATCTTCCAGGAGTTTATGTATACGTGTGCCTCTATCACATGCTCTATTCTTTTCTTCTTCCCACGTCTCTAACACTAACTCTTTTGGTACCCCTTCTCTTTTAGCAACTCTCGTAGCATGCTTATCAGAATCAAACGGTGGTTTGTATTTACCAAGAAGAGTGGTTACAGATATAAACTTTTCTTTTGTATCTTTATGAGTGTAGGTATGAGATGCTTCATCAAACTGTATTTTCACTATTTAATATTATATACACATTATTATAAAATCAATAATAAATGTACATATCCTTGGAACCACGTAAGTTTTTCTATAAATATATAAACATGGAGCCGGAAAAATCCTTACTGAAAGAGTTCCTCCAAGGAGGGTGGGTCGTGCCTTTAATTGGCGCCGGCGCTATGCTTGCTCGTCTGCTTTCCGGAGAAAATAATTACACGTGGTGGCAACAACTCAAAAAAATATTAACAGCTGGCTTATCCGCTGGAATTGCGTGGTTTATATTAGAGCAAACTGAAATATCGTCTTTATATAAAGCTGTTACTTACGGTATTATTGGTGTGATATCTCCGGAGGTAATAGCCGGTATCGTCAAACTAGGAAAAAAATTCGCAGACAACCCCGAAAAGGTACTTAAAAAATGAAACCTAGGTATCTAGTATATATCCTGTCAGCTATTATATTGGCTTTTGTTATTAGAGGTTATACTTGTGCTGAAGAAATGAAACTATCATTAGACGCTATTCAAAATGGGGGAAGTAAAGCTGTCGACTTTAATGGACTCTGCACATCTGTTGATGGATTTAAGAAACATTTACTTTTATCTGGTGTACTAGCAGTAGTAATTGCTGTTTGTTGCAGGCTAAAAGCGCCGAAGTAAATAAATATAAGTATGGCAGTAAAAATTTCTCAGCTCCCTGTTGGACCGGGACCACCATTTCAAGGTGACGAGGTGGTAGCTCTAGTTGATAGTCTCGGTACTTCACAAGCATCATTATCATCCATTATAACTTATCTTTCTGGAGCTGAAGATACTGACGGCGCGAGTATACTAGCAGCACGATTAAAAAATAATTATTTTGGATGCGACCAAACCATGCTCGCGGGTTTGACTGTTAATGGGGCAATAAGCGGGAGAGGTAATCTTATAGTTGGAAATAGTATTGTAACTAGCACACCTACCCTTGGATCTGTCGGTGGTGGAGCATCTCATTGTATTGGCGGTTCTTATTCAACAATTGGCGGTGGAAACAACAACAGAACCGGTAGCAATTGCGTAACTATAGGCGGAGGGTGTACTAACGTTGCCGAATCTAATTCTACTACTATAGGAGGCGGTCAAGACAATAGAGTTGACACATGCGTCGGTGGTACTGTAGGCGGAGGGTGCCTTAATCAGGTATCCGGTCTCCAAGGCGGTGTAGGAGCCGGGCGCTTAAACGTAGCGGATGGAGATTATTCAACTGTTGCTGGCGGCTGTCAATTAAGTGCAATAGGGTCATTTACAACAATAGGAGGCGGGCTTAGTAGCTGTACAACTAAAGATGGCGCTACTATAGGCGGAGGTAGTTTTAATATATCTGGAGGCATTCGCTCTACAATTGCTGGTGGAGGTTGCAATAAAGCAATAAATACTGCGACCTTCATAGGAGGTGGGCATAGTAACATCGCATCTGGTCTTAGTTCAGTGGTTGTAGGAGGTAACACAAACTGTGCATGTGGCACGGGTAGTGCCGTGGTTGGTGGCCAGGGACATCTTGTATGCGGTAATCATGCATTTATTGGCGGTGGTTGTAGTTCAGTGGTTGGTGGGGATGCAAGTGCTGCAGCAGCGGGCGTAAGTAACACTGTCGACGGATTAAGTTCTTTTATCGGAGCAGGAGGAACAAATACCATTGCCTCCGGATCAGAGAGTAGCTCTATTGTAGGCGGTATAAACAATTGCATATACGGAAGCGCAGTTGTAGGCTTTATTGGTGGTGGCACAGCTAACAAAGCATGTAGCAATTATACGGCTGTTGCTGGTGGTCAAATTAACCTAGCAGCAGGAGAATATTCGTTTATAGGTGGCGGATACACCAACAGCGTTTGTGGTACTGAAGATACTATTGCAGGCGGTAGTCGTAATGTTACATCTGGGTGCGGTAACAACTTTATAGGCGGCGGTGGATCTAACTGTGTTGCTGATAGTACATGCTTTAGTACTGTTGTAGGAGGTCTATCAAACTGCATTTTAGGTTCTTCTATGACGTATGGGTTTATTGGCGGTGGTTGCTGTAACAGAATTGCATGCTGTAACGCCGCGCATGGTGTCATCGCCGGTGGTATTAAAAACCACGTTTGTGCTAACAATGCAATCATTGCCGGAGGCTGTAGCAATTGCGTTACGCATGATAGAGCTGCTATAGTTGGATCCGATATAGCTTCTGTTGGTACCGATATGCTCCACGCTAAATGCTTATATCTCAGCGCTGGTGCTCTGCCAACATCAGACCCAAGCTTAGCAGGGGTTGTATGGAGAGACGGTACTGATCTTAAAATCTCCGTAGGGTAGTTGTAATAAAACAATTCACGTATATATATAACGTATGGCAACAACTGTTTTCCACATCGAGGGAGGTATTGGAAAGAATATAGCAGCAACTGCTGTTATAGAAACATATAAGTTAGCTTTTCCGAAACGTAATATTATTGTAGTCTCGGCTTGGCCTGACGTGTGGACAAAAAATTCCAATATTGCAAGATTTTATAGAATAGGTAACACACCGTATTTCTATCAAGATGTAATTAAAGGCAAAGACGTTGAGGTGTATATGCAAGATCCATACAAGCAGACATCACACATTACTAAAAAGAAACACTTGATAGAAACATGGTGTGATATGATTGGTGTAAAATATAATGGCGCCGTTCCAAAACTAGATTTTAACATAAGAGAAGTTGAAGAGGGTAGCGCTTACATATCGCAGTTTAGGACTGGTGAAAAACCAGTACTGTTATTTCAGCCTTTTGGAGGTCCAGGACCTGAGCAGCAGCAACACCCGTATGCCTGGACTAGAGACATACACCCGACGCAAGCGCAAGAAATAGTAGATAAATTATCAGATAAGTTTGATATAGTTCATGTATGTTATGAGTTTCATCCACGTTTAAATAATGTACATCGCTTTGATGCGATGATTGGAAAGAAAGCGTTGTTTAGTATGGTAGCTCATTCTGACAAAAGAATTGTAATAGATTCATCACTACAACACGCCGCCGCAGCTTTAAACTTACCAGCGACCGTTGCGTGGGTAGCTACCCACCCGGATATGTTTGGTTATAATATTCATAATAATATTACTACAAAAAAAGAATTTCCGCAAGGTACTATTGATTCTTATTTGTATGATTATGATTTTACAGGAGTCATACACCAATGCCCCTATAGCAAGTTAGACGACTTCCATGACGCCGACGCAATAGTTAATAGCGTGTTAGATTAATAGTACGAGCCGTAGATATCTGTATCGTTGACATCCATATCCATTACTTGATCTTTTGATACATCATCAATATTATACGGGTCGTCCGGATTGGGATACGTCTTACCATCTGACGTAACTTGATCTGTAAGAGTGGTAGACAGAACACCACTAAAGGAGTTGTCGTAAATTTGCTCGTTAACCGGCTCACTACACAGTCCACTCTGAAAGGAGTAGTCAAATCGCTTACCTCTCAACCTATATACATAGTGACCGAGAATTGGGTTAAGTGCAGACATGTCTTGCTCCATCCTTTCAGTTATTTGATACATTACCGTACCACGTCCATTTGGTCTGTCACACCCTAACACTTGCATGCTTATTACATCACCCGCCTTGGGCTCTATAGACTGCCCGACATCAGAATAGTTAAAGTAGGCAGAAGCTGCGGTGTGGAATGTACTTATATGTACAAACCCTGTAAATTCATCCCCGGGATCAAATCCAAATTTTGACAGCTGTATTGCATCATCTGAAAGCTCTACGTACATCTGCATTTGAAGAGCTCCTTTAAACTGACCAAAATCGTTATCAGATCCTCCCCAATCAGTACCATAAAGAAGATCAGCAGCAGATAAATTAAATGTATTAATATAATAATCTATTGGTATACCATAATTGTTTATAAGGTCGTTAAACGCTTGATCATATACTAATTGTTCTGCTTGCAAGTTAGAAGGATTAACAAATTTACCGCATGCAGGTATAGCAGTAGCAGCTAGCACCTCATCCGGTTTGCAGTTAATTCTATTTTGATTGCATACAGACATTTACGCTTCTTTCTTTTTTAACATTCCACAATGGTTTCCTTCTCCATCTTCAAACATTTCAACTTCTACACCAGAATTACCTAATGTCTTTACTGCGCCTGGTGTATAATCTACGCTATATATACTTAATGTATTATGTAGGGGCCCTCCCACTAACTTAATTTGTTGTGCGCCACCGTTGATTAAATTTTTAACATGAGGACATGCATGGTTGTGCTGCCTAGGTACTGTGTTTAGATGCTTTTTGGATAAGCCGACCCTATTAACATTTTTACCTGTTCGCATTAACGGGTTCATAATAGGGTTACCCTGGTAGTATTCGAAATATGTTTTAAAGTTTTCCATATATATTTTGTCGTATGAATTAGCTATAATGTCAATGAGATCACCTATAACTTCAGAATTTCGTAAAATCTTAAAAGCTAAATTCTCTACACTGAATTCACCTTCTCTAGCTAATCCACGCTTTCGCATCTTTGATATTTTTTGCTTTAAGCGCTCAGCTTTGTCGTGTAAATCTTTAGCAGACTCGCCTTTTACTTCTGCTACTTTTTCTTGTAGAATTCTAACATCGTCCTTTATTGTGTCGGCTTTTTTATAAACGTCCCTTTCATCGATAGAAGGGGGGTCATATGTAGGCTCTACTAACCACGCGTCATTTAATAATGAATAGAGGCCTGAAGCAATATGCGGCTCATCTTTATCCTGCATATACATTTCAACATCATGGCCTCTTAGATTAATATTGTGTCTGAGATTCCACATGAAACGCTGACCGTCTAATGCTTTTTTAACTAATGCTTCATCTTTATTAATATCTTTATAGTCAATAAGGACATGTACATCTAAATCAGAATAATCATTGTAGTTGTAATTACTGTTGCTACCAGTAAGGGTAATATCATGAACAGTTACATTCTCTAAATCTAATTTATCAAGGAAATCTTCAGTTATAGACAACAGCTTCTCTCTAATGGCCGGGTCAAATTTATTATCTTCAGACCAAAACTTTTCATTTAGAGTTTTGTTGTAGAACTTCACACTTATATTTATTAAAAAAGCCCGAAGAGGTGTACTCAACGGGCTCTTTTTAATTTGTTAATATTTGAGCGATTTACGCGCCGGGTATAGATCCAAGCTTAGTATTACCTACTTTGTTCTTTTTACCGTAGTTAACTTCTCCACCAAGAGTAGATCCAGCATCAACACCGTAACCGCCTCCATCTTTTTGGGCAAGACCGGTAGCAGGTCTAAGCTTACCGACTTTGTTTTTCCCGCCTTTACCGTAATTTACTTCACTTTTAAGAGTTGATCCAGCATCAATGCCGTAGCCTCCACCGTCTTTCATTGCGGCTTCCTCATCCTCTTCAAACTCTGTATCAGTTACTTCTTCAACATCAACGTCGACGTCAACTTCGACTTCCTGTTGTGCTAAAGCTGTTTGTAAGATATCACAAAGTGATTGTGCTAATTCACCGGGAATGGAAACTGTGATCTCTTCTGGAACTTCATCGATTACTTCTTCTTTATCAATTCCAAGAGCTTCAAGTTCTGAAACATCTTCGACCTCGTCGAAATTTTCGGTTACCATTACCTTATTATAAAGTTTATCAAATACGGACTTGCTCATAAAATTATTTAGGCCAGAGCGTGCAATTTTCTCGTGTTCTGCCAAAATTTCTTCATCTTCTTCGTTTTCCCCCTTCTTTTTCTTCTTTTTATTTTTACGTCCTAATAAGTAACCGCCGGTAAAGGCCGCTGGTGGAACTAGTTTACTCCAATCTGCCTCGTATTCGTTATTTTCTTCTTGCTCCGCCTTTTTCGAGCCGGCTTTTCTCCCCGCTTCGGCACCCACACCGGAACCTTTGGGCTTGTTGCGCTTATCTTCGTATCCCTGGTGAAAGGCTTCCCCCGTTTCCTTCCCGAAACCTTCTATTGCACCTTTTGTGGCGGGGACGCCGACAGAGCCGGCGGTGCGCCATTTGCTGAACTCGCGAGATCCGTCTTTAGCGCCCTTTACTGGTCTGGAAACAAATTTCGCTCCAGCTTTAGTGAATAGATCAAGCAAGGTTTTTAAAATCCCTTCATTCCAAACAACAGCTTGTTCTTCATCTTCCTCGTAGACATCTCCAGCTAAAGCTTGTCTTGTGTCATGAGAAAGATATCCCTGTTTTTGTACTTCTCGTTGAGCTCTTTCTAATAATGCTCTACCTGCTGTACTTTTGTATCCCTTAACACCTCTTAAAAGCTCAGTATCAAATGTACTCAATGTCTCTTCATCCTCTTCAGGACCAACTATACCAGAATAAGGTACCTGATCAAACTCTGGACCTGTTGGATCTGGCTGGTTAGTATTACCCGGGTTATTACCGTCCCCATATGTATACCCCTTTATATTGTAGATATTATCCTCTTTATCTTTTTCGGACATTCTAGTAATATCAATCTGTGACGGTCTAAAACCTCCTCTCTCTTCCGGGCCGCCTGACTCTAGAGGTGCTTCACCAACTTCACCAGCTGGCACCTCCTCATTTATTACAACTTTGTTAAGCACATCGCCGTATGCTTCACCTAATGATATCCAGTCTTTCTTTTTTGACATGTAATTATTTATGTCTCTCATTAAATATTTTTGTGCCTGCTAAAGATAATATGTTCTATATGGGTAATAAAAACCTACCCAATGTTAATTGGAAGGGTGAATATACTAAAGAACAAGTAAAACAGTTAAAAAAGGCGAGTAGTAATATACTACATTTCGCTGAAAATTTCTTTCATATCGTCAACCTAGACAGAGGTAAAGAAAAAATAAAGTTATATAAACCACAAAAAAGAGCTTTGAGAAAGATGAGAGATAATCGATTCTTTTGCTTATTAGCTTCTAGACAGATTGGTAAATCGACTATGATGACCATATACATATTATGGCAGGCATGTTTTAATAATGATCAACGTATACTTTTAGTGGCAAACAAAGAGGCTACTGCTATTGAGATATTTCAAAGAGTTCGAATGGCATATGAAGAGCTTCCTAACTGGTTAAAGCCACCAGTTAAAGAATACGCTAAGACGTCAATGACATTAGAAAATGGTAGCAGAATAGGTATTACAACTACTACCGGCACTGCTGCTCGTGGTCAATCTGTTAACTGCCTTGTTATTGATGAGATGGCGTTTATTGAGCCTCACTTGGTAGAAGAATTCTGGAAATCAGTTTTCCCTATTATTACTTCTTCTAAAAAATCTAAAGTGTTTGTTTGTTCTACTGCTAATGGCACAGACAACCTATTTTATAAACTATACCATGGTGCGATAGAAAACGAAAACGGCTGGGCTCATGATAAAATAAGGTGGGATGAAATACCCGGGCGTGATGAAGCTTGGGCAAAAGCTACTAAAACAGCAATCGGCTCTGCAGATGCTTGGTTACAGGAATTCGAATGTGAGTTTATTCATTCAGGTGAATCTACTCTTGATGACGAGCTATTTGAAGAGATGATGTCGAAGGTATCTAAGCCGAAAATTATTTTAGATGACGGGCATTATAAGTTATGGGAAGAGCCGGATGATTCAAAATTATATGTAGCTGGTGTAGATATATCTGAAGGCGTAGGTGTAGATTCTTCAGTTATCCAAATACTAGACATTACAGATATTAAGCAAATTAGACAAGTAGCTGTATATAGAAACAATAAAATCCCGCCTTTAGAATTTACTAATAAGTTATACAAAATTTTACGTAACTGGGGGTCTCCCTTAGCTCTCATAGAGAGAAACAATTGTGGCGCACAGGTTGTGGACAGGCTAGCTGTTGATTTAGGATACGAAAAGATTGTTTCGTATGGTAATGCTAATGCTCATCGCCGTAATGTAATGAGAGGAATGATTGCTCACACTAATACAAAATATAAAGGTGTTTTAAATATGCGTTACTTTATGAACGAAGTTAGAGCTGTAAACATAAACGAGCAAGAGACTGTAGAAGAGCTTAGAAATTTTGTAAGATATCCTAATGGTACATGGAAAGCACGCGCAGGGTTTCATGACGATAGAGTAATGGCTATGTTATACGGTCTCTTTATATTAGAGAATGAAATAACACAGCGATTTTTTGAAATAGTAGAAGTTGATGATATGGGTAAACCGGCTGTAATTGAGCCGATGGATTTTGGTATTAATTATTTTGAGGATCCAACCTCTATATATCTAGATAATGAAATTATGGGCAGCAACACTCATGAAATGAATGCGGTGGTGTGGGGTATGAGTCAAGAAAATGAAACAGAAATGTCTGAGTTGAGAGTTTTCGGATATCAGCTCATTGGCGAAGAACCGCCTAAAAATTGGACAGGGAAGCCAGTTGAACCTGAAATAGATTGGACGGGCAGGCCTATTCGCGAATAAATATACTATATGGCTACCAATCAGCTAAAACAGGCAGTACTCAACAAATCAAGAGCTGATAAGTTTCTCTTGGTTTTTGATTTGCCTACTATTCTAAAAGGTATAGACAGACCATGGGTAGGAGACCAATCTAACACTACTATAATTAGCGACTCTGTTCAGTTTTCTATTTTTGGCTCTGCGGTGCCGGAGATAACTGTACCAGCTGTTGAAACGAGATACGCCGGAAGTACCTTGTATGTATCTTCTCACTCAAAAAATTCATACCCACCTGTAACAGTGGACTTTAATATTGACAACCAATACAGAAACTACTGGGTTATGTACACGTGGTTAAATTTGCTTCATAGTCAATATGAAGGTCGTTATAATGAGAGAGAATTAACTTCTATAGAAGGGTTTGAAGAGTATCAAACAGATTTAACAATTTTTGGTAAAGACGAATTTAACAATAGTAGAATAAAATTCACTTATACAAAGGCTTTCCCCACTACTTTAGAGGCAATTACATATAACTACCAAACTCCAGATGAAATCCAGTCCGGTTTTACATTTGTTTATTCTCAACTTCATACAGAAATAATCGATTTTTGAATATTTTTATCTGAATTAGGATAAATAATTTTATGGCAATAGACTTTAATCCAACAATATCTTCACCGGGTGTTGAAATAAACGAGTGGGACTATTCAAATGTAGCGCTTCCAGGTGTAGGAACAAATGTATACATGACAGGATTCGCTGCACAGGGGCCCTATGATGAAGTTATAAAATTAACCTCGCAGCAAGACTTAGAACAAATTTATGGAGTGCCGACTAACTCTGCAGAGCGGTACTTTTTTCACACAGCGAGTGAGGTTCTGAACTCACCAGCTAATTTATACACTACTAGACTGCCATATGGCGCTGGAAACGGTGATGGGTTTGGGTCACAATATTCTGCTTTAGTTTATTCCGGTTCGGCAATTTCACTCTCCGGAGGTTCGAATGGTGCATCTGGCGGTTATCAGGCGCAGGGTAGCACATGGGGCAGCATAGCTTCTGGTGGCACGGTGCTTCTCGGCCAACCAACACATATTGAACTTACTGAAGCTCAATATCTTAGTGCGATAAATGATACTTTATGGGAGTGGCAAGACGCTGGTGGGTTAGCTAAAAGTGATTTGACCTATAGTCAGGCGTTTTCGCCAGCTGCATGCGCATGTACAGGCTCTGCAGGACGAGCTCCTTTAATTATTTTAAATAAGTCGACTAGTACTATTAATCAGAACTACGAAGGTTACTATGTTGGACTGATTGGTAATGCCGATATTAACCCTGCTAATAATTTCGTAGGCATTGGAACTACCAAGACTATAACCGCTTCTGCTGGACTAGACAGGTCATATATTTCATTAAATGAATCCGTGCTAAGTTTTCCGATGTCGGCGTCAGCTACTACTGGTCCAAACGGTAGTATATCTGAAATAATGGAGAATCTGGTAGATTGGGATTTAGAAGGAAGAAGCAATGATGATATTTTAAGCGTGGGTGTGTTTAAATTAAGAAGAACACAAAATTCTCCTAGGCCAGTTGAACTTGGTTATGTCTTGGAAGATAGATTAGTAGGATCTATTAACGCGAGAAGAAAGATTGACGATCCAAAGGGCGGGAGACAGATGAACTATTTTATTGGCGCTCAAAGCGACAAATCACGTAATGTAGCTATTAAAGTTAATGAAAATATTACTCAGCTTAATTCTGGTGATGATAATTTAGATGATCTTGGTAATCCTAAATTAAAGATCAGAGCATTAAGTGAAGCATTAGATAGTGCACCTTTTGACACTCTAGGGTTCCCAAATTCAGCTCTAGCTGACTTTAAAACCGGGCTTGGTGAATCGTCAAGCTTATTCCCGCTTGGATCTTATGTTAACTCAAAGGTAACTAATAAAGATTTAGGTGATATACCTACTAAACTAAATAGAGCGTTAGAGGCAGTTAAAAATGACGAAATTTACGATATTGATGTTGTTCCTGAAGCGGGGCTGGGTACTATCTGGGCGTTAGCTAAATCTAGAACTATAGATTCCGGAGACCCTCTATACTACGATGAGTTTTATTACCAAGGCACAACCGCTGGAGCAGTTGATGGTTTGAGAACTTCAAAACCCATAGCTGGTAATGCTCTTACTCTTAGAAATAACTACAATACCATTTTTAACCGCTTCCAAGAATTCGTTAAGCCACCGTTCTTAGGTGGTGAAAGAGGTGATTGTATCTTTATCGCTGATACCTTTAGACAAATTGTTGCTATTGGTGCCGGTAATACAAAAGTATTAGATGATAAAACTAGAAACTTCCAAACGGATATCTTCTGGCCGATGAAACATCAGTTTGAAACACAAAACACTTCCTACGCTGCGGTATATGGCAACTGGGCTCAAATATACGATAGCGGATTAGGTGAATTAGTTTGGGTTCCATTTTCTGGATTCGCTGCAGCAACAATGGCTAATAGTGATTCAGCAACCTTCCCATGGTTTGCACCAGCAGGATTTACCAGAGGTATATTGCATACACCAACTGATATTGCTATTAATCCAAACCAAAAGCAGCGTGATGAGTTATATAAGTCTAATATTAACCCAGTAGCATTCTTCCCATCACAAGGTAATGCGATATTTGGACAAAAGACTCTTAACAGGAAGCCAAGTGCATTTGATAGAATTAACGTTAGAAGGCTGTTCTTAGCACTTGAAAGGCCTACTAAGAAAGCAGCGCGCTTTTTCGTGTTTGAGCCTAACACAGAATTTACAAGAACAAGATTGGTTAACGTCTTAACACCTCTATTTGAACGTGCTAAGCAAAACCAAGGTGTTTATGATTACTTGATCGTTTGTGATGAAAGAAATAACACTCCGCAGATTATTGACGAAAATAAATTGAGAGTGGATATTTACCTCAAGCCTGTCAGAACTGCAGAGTTTATCTTAATAACGTTCTACGCAACAAGAACTGATGCAAACTTCCAAGAACTGTTAGGACCTGGAAGACCTGAAGGAAGACCGGTTAGATAAATCTAATTTACAATAAATAATTATATGGCGACAACAATACAGAACTTTTTTGCAAAAGCACAGGAAGCAGAGTTTTCTAGAGATTTTCTCTTTAGGGTTAATAATATAAAGCTCACTGGTCCGACCGCAGGGTCGAGTATTGAGTTTGGTGGTGATCAGGAGCTAATATATGCCAGATCTGCTACCCTACCTGGCAGGGCAATCGAAAATAAAGTAGTAAGCTATATGGGTCTTGATTTTAACTTACCTGGCAGAGCGACTTATACTAATTCCGCTGGTTATTCAGTAGAGTTTTATGCAGATGCAGATAATTCTCTTCGCGGAAAATTCGAAGCAGCTTCGAGAGCAGTATTCGATGATCAATTTAGTACAGGTCAATATGGTATGCCTGGGGTGGAAGACGTTATAACATTAGATCTCTTAGACAAAGGATTAAACACGACGAAGCAACTTAAGTTAATAGGTGCTTCTATACGTGATATTGGAGATTTAAGTTATAGTATTTCTGATGGTACAGGTGAGGTAGTTTCCTTCCCTGTATCCTTTGCGTATCACTACTACGAAAACACCCTTACTGGAGCGGGAAATCCATTCGGTGGACAATAAAATACTACTAATAGATAAATATTAGTAGTACTAATGGACACTAGACCGACGCGAAGATTTTTAAGCAAACTTTCACAAGAGAGTCCGTATTATCTATCCCTTCCTTTCCTCTGGACCGTTTCTATACCAGGCCTTGGTGGTTTAGCAGGATCAATTAATACCGCTACTAGCAAAATAGCTGGTCAGGGACAATGGTCAGCGAGACCTGTAGCAGATTGGGGAAGCAATAATCTCTTAGCTGCTAGAGAAGTTACTATACCAAACGAAAACTCAACATTTTTAGAGGCAGGTCAAAATAGTAGAGGTGGGTTTATGCCGGGGTACGGTTTACAGCAGCGTGAAAGCTTTCTAACTAGAAACCTATCCATTAATTTTATTGAAACAATAGATGATATAGTTCATCAATTTTTTACTCCATGGTCTGTTGCCATAGGGGTAGATGGGCTTACAAATTTCGGACTTAAAGCCAACATATACGTCCAGCAATATGATAATTTAAAACGAGTACGGAAAGGGTATAAATTTATTGACGCTTTCCCAACGAACGTTGAAGGGTTTACTCTCACTCAAGAACCTGAAGCTATTTACCCTGAAAAAACAGTAACATTTGCTTTTAAAGATTACGCCCCGCTCTAACCTTGAGGTTGCATAGTATTAATGTAAGTAATGACATGACTTTTACATATATTCTTCCAAACAGGAAAGAAGTAAGACTTAAAGAAATACTATACAAGGATCTACGGACTTTTAATTTATACAGCGATACAGCGTTACATGGTCGACTGGAGTTTTTAGAATCTTTTATCTTAACAAAAAATCTTAATATTTTAGAAAAATTTTACTGTCTATTTTATCTCCGCCAAAAATGTATTGGAAACCAAATCACTATAACTTCAAACAAGGGACCTATTAATGTAGATTTAGATTTTTTACTAGAAAACGCCGGTGGGTTACCTAACATAGAAACAGACATACCCATAGATAATATAACTTACACTCTTGACTTTCCTCATCATTTTAACACAGGAAATGATGATTTTATTTTATCTCTCGTTAAAAAGATTAGAATAGGAGACGAAGAATTAGTTCTTGCAGAACTAACAGAAGAAGAGTACCAAGAGGCAATAGAGCGTTTACCAGATACGCTGCATGAACATATCGATAAATTTATAGAAGACTGTAAAGAGTTTTTTACATTAACCTTACTAGAAGAAAGAGAAAATGTTGATGTAAAGCCTATAAAGTTTAATGTTATGGAATATGGCTTTGCAGATTTTATTACTTCACTTTTTTTGTGCATAACAACAGCAGGATATAGAGAGATGCTATTTGCGCTTTCAAGGAGAATAAACGATGTGTCATTCTTAGCTAATTCAACATTTTTAGAGGTAAATGATTATTTCCAGCTCTATAGAGATGAGATTGAAAATCAAAACACAAAACAACAAGGGGGCCCAACGCCTTGATAAATAAAATACTCTATTAAATATCCTTATGAGCAAAAACGTATCAGGATTTTTAAAAAAGCTTGGAAAAATAAACGAAGACACTATAAAGATTTACGTGCCTTCTATTAAAAAGTCTATTGAAACGACACCTCTTACACTCAAGCAACAAAAAGACCTAATATCATCTGCACTTGATGGATTAAGAGGCGCATTAAATTTTAGTAAAACTCTAAACGACATCGTCATCAAAAACACAGGAAATAAAGATTTAAAGCTTTACGACAAATATCCCTTTGTTATTGGTTTAAGAAAGCAGTCTCTAGGTGATAAAGTTAAAGTTGATGATACCGTTGTTGACTTGAATAGCATTATTGCTAATATTAAAAACACAACGCTCAAGGTTAAGGACGAGCACGTAGTGGTGCTAAAAACTCTAGCTGTACACTTAAAAATACCTACTCTAACGGAAGAGAACGTTATTGTGTCCAAAGGGGAACAAGGTGTTAATCCGAGAGACGATATTACAAAAGAAGGTATCGGTACATTGTATATGTTAGAAATTATTAAGTTTATCGATAAACTAATAATTGAAGACGAAGAAATTGACTTCAGTCAAATTCGAATTAATGATCGCATTAAGTTAATTGAAGAGCTGCCTCTTGTAATGTATAATGAAATTTCGGATTATATTAACTCAGTCAATGAATATCTAGCAGAAATTTTAACTGTTGATGATGTTACCGTGTCAATTGACGCTCGATTCTTCGATACAGGTGATATAGATTAAATATCTATGTGGCAGCACCAAGAACAGAGCAATTAATGCATCTAGTCCGGGCCCGTGAAGAGGCCATGGGCGAGTTAGCTGCTCAAGATTTAGCTAGATCTCAGTATTCGCGAGATATAATTCCTTCACAAGCATCTGCGTTTAAACAGCAACGACCTAACGCAAACGTTGGAGCTATTGAACGGCAAAAGCTTGAGAATGAAACTCGAGTTGTCGGTGGTGTTTTAGCTAGAATGTTTCCGTGGATGTATCAAAAGCCAGCGGATGAAAAGGGCAAAACTAATATTGCGCGCATGCAAGTGAAGCAAGCAGATATGGCTGAAAAAACCCATCAAGCTGTACAAAAGGGTAATAGTATATTAGGGTCAATGCTTAAAAGCTGGGTATCCGGTATTCTGTTATGGTCTTTATTAAAAGAACCATTAACAAAGTTCTATAATGATGTAATTGTTCCATGGTGGGAGAACTCAAAAAACCCAGTTGTTAGAGTTATTAAGGACATTATAGCATGGGGTGAGAAAGTTTTGGAGTGGATTAAGGGGCCTTTTTGGGAATGGCTAAAAGGCGTCGTCAAGGGTATTAAGGATTTTATCGCAATGTTACCTGAGATACTTGGAACACTTTTTAATATTCTCCAGTCAATGTGGGACAATTTAAAAAAGTGGTTTAATAGTAGCTTTTTACCTAATTTTAAATTAGCTATTGCAAATTTACTTACAGCATTTGCTGGACTTTTGGATAAAATATTTGAGGGTAGAACCCTGTTTCAAGTTCTCAAACACGCACTTCAAGAAGGAATTACTATACCTCTTTTAAATTTGCTAAAAACTGCGATGACACCAGCAGTATATAATCCTTTACCAACTCAACAACACAAGATTATGAGTCCAAGGCAACCTCTGTTTCCTGATGCGCAGCCTAAAATTGATGCAATAAAAAAAGAGATACAAGAAGAAAAAGATGCAGCCAAAAAAAGACCAGGTGTTCAGGATTGGCTGGCTAAGCAGAAGTTTATGGACTGGCTTGATCCAGGCGACAAATATCCCGGTGTTGAAAGGATGCCTGGTCAGACATTTGGTGGCACTCCGAAGTGGGATCTTCCTAATTTAATTGATATCTGGGATAAAGTTAAAATCCTCAACATCAAGGATAAACTTAAAAACTTATTTCCACCGTTTCCATCTGACTCTTGGCCCGGTCCAATTACTTGGACCCCTGCTAGTGGAGATCGAGGTGCCCGAGGAGCGCCAGGAATAACCGGAGCACCGGGAATGCCGGGTGGGGGTGCAGTAGTAGTACCACTCGGATCTGGAGGGGCGAGCGGCACGTCTATTGCAGATACCGAATTACAAAATCAGACAGACATTCTAACGCAAATTGAACGTAATACACGTGCAGGTGCCGCCGGTAATGGAAACCAGGTTGTGGTGGCGCCAGGTCAACGAAGTGGGGGTAGAGGAACTAATGAAGGTTCTAATGTAGTTGCAACTAATGTCCCTTCGATGGGCCCACCTAAACTTGATTCACGTGCCGGGCTTGTGAATTCTTTATATAGTATTAATTCTAATTTTGTGCTAACATAGTCTTAGTATAAATATTATTAATGGCTGGTATAATTGATGTAGTTGCAGATTACGCTTGGACGTCTATTCCAAAGCGCGCACCGTTACGTGCAGAGGCTCCTAACGCCCTAGTTACATCATACGAACTAGAAGAAAGTCAATTAAGAGCATTTGTTAGTGGATACGTTAATGTGTTTAATGAAGGTTCAAAAAATCCTATGAAGTTTTATGATGGATTATATAAAACAAAATCAGGTAATGGAAGTGCCGAGGGTCCTACAAGATATAGATTCCCATTTTTTGAAGATAATTTTAGAGGGTTTAGCAATAACTATGCAGATACCTTTTCACAAATTAGTCAACGAGGGGCACAATTTTTAGGTGCAGATTTTGTAAACCCTGCTGGCAATATCGTTGACGAAGTTATAGGTTTAGGTGCAACCGTGCAGCAGGTCGGTAACACATCTCTCGCTACACAGTTTGAAAAGGTGGCTGGTACTGTTGATGATCGCGCTAACGCATTATTAGACAAGTTTGATGCAAAGGCTCAAAACTTTCAGTTTAGACTACCTCGCCCTAACAACCCCGGTGAGTATCCAGGCACATATATTGAACACCCGATGTTTTATCAATATGCAAATACCGACGCTGGGCTTGAAATAAGCTTTGTTTTAGCTAACACTATAGACAGGGGAGACCGAGAAAAGAATCAAGAATTAATAAAGAAAATTATGGAAGAGGCAAGACCAAGACGAGGCAGCGCATTAGAAATGACATTTCCTAGGATTTATGAAATTAAAGTCCCCGGGTTAAGATATATAAGATGGGCTTATTTAGCCAATGCTGCCTTTAATTTATTAGGTCAGCGAAGACAAGTAAACAACAAAATTGCACCTGAAGCATATGGTATTTCTTTGGTGTTTAATTCACTAACAATAGAACCTGCAAACTTTATAGAAAGGGCTGGAATGTAATGGAATTAATTGGTAAATTAGGAAAATATCAAAACCAAATAACTAGTTTATCTGGCGTGCCGCTTGGTATGTATGAAAATATTTTTAAAGTATATACACAAGCCGCGGAAGATACTGATAAGCAATTTTATTTCTATAATATTCTTAACAAGATAGATTTTCCAACAAATTTGGATAGTGAATTTTTTGGTCTTCATAAGGTCACAGGGAGATTACCTCTCACTACCGTCTCATATCATATATATGATAATATTAGTCTCTGGTGGATTCTTTATTTAAACAATCTCGATGTGCTAAGAAATAAATTTTACGTGGACGGTGGAGTTCAATTAAAATTTATAAAGCCTGAGTTTCTCGCATTTATATATACAGAAATGACAAATTCCACAGTGTTTGGCAATCGGCATTTTTAGTATGAGCGAAGCAATTAAATATAAAATTAATAATGCGGAATTTGAGGCTAAATTTACGCTCTCTACCGCGCCAACGGCACCAGACGGAGGAGATGGTGGTGTTGGAGGTAAATCACAAGGTGATTCAACTGAAATAAACTTTTCTAAATCTGCTATAAGAGGTATGGATATAGAAGAAAATTTCTTAGAACCGTTTACTAATGGAAATATATACATTAATAACCCATTAGACTTTATTGAAGACGGTAAGCTTATTCGTGGAGACGGGCGCGATAAATTTACAGTTTATTTAAAACCTGTAGATGAAGGAGATGGTACTGGGACAGATCCAGGAGAAGAAAAATCAATTCCACTAGAATACAGCTTTGTCATTAGCAGCGAGTTTAACAGTGCATCTAAAACAGATAGATTAAACAACTTTAAAACCTATAGACTTTTAGACCGAAACTACTTTCTTCTTAGTGAGCAGATTCCCTACGGGAGAAGATTTAGAGGTAAGGTAGGATGTATAATTAGAGATATATTGGCAGAGTTCGGCATACCCACAGGAGAGTGGGATTGTGGAGATCATGAGATTGATATTTTCCCGGAACATATTCTCCCACCATCAACTTTTAGATATTCAGATCTTATTAAATATTTGATTAAGATAAACTACAAGTGGGTCTCTACGTGTGTGGAGACATGCGGTGGCTGCTACGTTAGACTATTTCTCAATTGGTGTAGAAGATGTAAAAGTTATAAATATCTACCTCTATCTGATCCCTTTCTAAATGCGAAAATTAGAGAAGGTTTTTCAGTTGATGATTTAGTTACTAAATGTGGAGTTAACCCAAACAACCCGGTTACAGCTCCAGGGTTTACTCCACATAACCTAAAGTACGCGGCGTTAGCACATACAGACTTTTCCACACCTATGTTGACATACTCTAATACATACTTAAATAATTTATTAGTAAGTACGTATGACTCAGTCTTAGGTGAACATGTAATGAGTCAAGTTCGTATAAAAGAAGTTAAGAAGGGATGGAAGGTAATTTTTGTTGAGCCGTTTAAATATATAGGAGGATTGCCCCAACCGTGGGTTGTGTTAAATAACGTTAAAAGCTATAGACTATTCCGTAATTTAGGGATGAATTTTACACCAGATAGAATGAGAGCTTTAGCAGAAGCAGAATTAACTACTAACATGACTCTATTAAATTTACAACTCGCGTTTCAGACTCTAGGTAACACAGATAGGCAACCTGGTGAAATGGTAGATGTATCAGTAGCTAGAGAGATGAAAGAAAGTGAAGGTAAGAATCCCTTTCAAAGGGGAGGCGGTAAGTTAAAACACAGAAGTGATGCCAAGCTGTTAGGGCAATGGTTTGTTACAAAAATAAGACACGAATTTACTACTGCAAAAGTAGACAACTACACTAATGTAATACAGTGTATAAAACCTCATATGGGTCCCGGGGAGCCGGCCCCAAGCGATGGACTGTCATGAATATTGATATAACAACACCTATTAATCAAGGATCGGAGCCAGCTCCGGGGGATCCTGAATTTTATGATTCGGAACTGCCTTCATTTACTAAGAAGGTAGAAATATTAAGAGCTTTAGAGCTAACTGAAAAACAGTTTAACAAAGAGTATGGTCGTATTAGAAGATTGCCCTTTTGCGAAAACAAAGGAGAAAAAAGCAATATTAAAGCTATTGACCTACAGTTAATGGAAGAATTTAAAAAGGTTTATTCACTAGGAACTAAGCAGCTAACAAAATTTATAACTGGGCTTGACGAAGCAGCGCCGACAGAAGCGGGCGGCGGTGATGAAAATAAACTAGACGAATATTCAATCTTGTACTATATCTCGCTATTAGAGCACGGACCGTATGAACAGGAAACACACGAGGCGACTGGAAGAAGCAAAGGTCTTGATAAAATTAGTGTAGAAATTTTTAGGCCCGGGCCTGATATTATGGGTGTTAACGCTAACTCAAATGTAACTACTTCATCAGCCCCGGTATGGGTTAACGCGCTTCAGGCAGGTAACACCATGGTACCTAATGATACTTTAAGAAAAGCACCAGGATTTTTAACAAATCTAATGTTCCAGGGCGCAGGAAATGCATCTGGTGTGTTTGCAGGTGCGGTCCTCGGTAGTGGTGCAATCGACGAAAATACAGCACCGTACCCCTCTTTATTACACGGTATAATGCAAATGGATAAGAACAACGATGACCGGAAAGAACAAGAAGCAGGAGTTCCGCAAAGAGCTTCAGGTGATGCGCCAGAGGAAGAAGGAGTTGGTGCACTTTCAATGGTTGAAGCCTATTCCGGAGAGGTGGAACCTGGCAGTGGTAGAAATAAAGTAAACCCAGTACACGGAAACTTAATGGTCAAAGACATTGAAAAGATTAAAATTCACGAAGATGTTCAAGACCGTATTATTGAACTAATCAACGAGTATTTGGGTGATAAAGCATTTAGACTTTTCCTTTTTCGAAAGTTAATTAATTACTTTAATGAATACCAGAATCTAGCTCACTCTGTAGGAGCTTCTATTAACCGAAACGTTGATTATATGCAACAGACATTTCTTGAAAAAGAGGAGGAAGAGGATGATTGCATCAAATGCAATAAACCGGAAATATTAACAAAAGAAACAAAGAAAGTAGAGACAGATATGTTTGGTCGAACTTTCGATAGTGTTGAGAGAAGAAAGTTTGAGCTTAAAACAGAGGATAACAATGGTGAAAATAAATTTAAGCTATATACGGTCAAAGGTCAGCTAGGTAGCGGTGTAGATGTAGAAGAGGACGGAGGTATGTTTGGTAACGAATAGTTTATACATCAATTACATCATCTTTATCCACAAGGGCCTTCATAATATCATCTCTTGATAATAACAGCTTAGTACCATTATCAGCAATATTAAGACGTTCCTTACTTTCAACATCCATCTGCTTTACGGCAACTTGTGTCTCGTTTCTTTCCTTAGCGGTGTGAAGTTTGTTTAATGTCTCAATAGCAGAAGACGATGCTTTAATAAGCTCAGCAAGCGCCGCAACATCTCTATTTTCTGGAGCAGAGGAAATGTAATCATTGACGTTATCTACAATACTCAATGATTTTTTGATCAATTTACCTGAATTTTGAATAAGGAAATCCTCTAAGTCTTCTTTATTAAGAATACTTTCTTCTATAGGAGCTTTTGCAACTTTATTATTTTGCTTTAATTGCGTGATAATATCGTTAACAGCCTCGTCTAATTCTTCGGCCATACATATATTTAATCTTTACTTGAATTTTTTGCAACATACCTTATTATAGTCATATGGTTGTACGTTTTAAAAAGACTAATGATAAAGCTGTAATACCTTCAAAGAACCATGAAGCAGATACTGGGTTGGATGTAACCTCTGTAGAAGATAAAATTATACCAGCTCGTGGTTCTGCTGTTGTTGATGTTGGGTTAAAGTTTGCATATATTGATCTTGGGTTCTGGGTAAAGGTAGAAGGGCGCTCTGGCCTTGGCTTCAAACATGGAATTATTCCACATCCAGGTATTATTGATCAAGGATACCGTGGAGACGCTGGTGTAAAGTTATATAATAATACTGATACTGATTACAAAGTTAAAGCAGGTGATAGAGTCGCGCAGTTTGTTGTATATAGAAATTATACCGTTGAAGTATCCGAAGGTGAAATTATGGAATCAAAACGCGGCGAAAAAGGCTTTGGCTCTTCAGGTAAATAATTATGATTGATTTTGATAAGATTTGGGTTGAAAAATACCGACCAACTGCTCTAGATGATATTATTCTAGATGAAAGAACGCTTAAGCAAGTAGAAGAATTTAAAGATGAAATACCTAATCTTCTCTTTGTTGGTAGTCCCGGTACTGGTAAGACCACACTTGCTAGGATTATTGTTAACGATGTACTCGGATGTAATTACCTTTACATTAATGCTTCTGATGAGTCTGGTATCGATACCATCCGACATAATATTACTAACTTCGCTCAAACTAAATCTTTTGATGGTAAGGTAAAAGTAGTTATACTAGATGAGGCTGATGGTCTAACCACACAAGCACAATCTGCTTTGCGTAATACAATGGAGACTTATGCTAAGTATTGTAGGTTTATTCTGACAGCAAACTACAAACATAAAATTATTCCTGCTCTGCAATCAAGGTGTCAAGCTTTAGATATTAAGCCGGTTGTTGAGCGTGCTGTCAAGAGATGCTATAACATTCTAAAAAATGAAAATATTACGGTCCCAGAAGAACAAAAGAAAAAATTTATCCAACTTGTCAAGCGTCACTTCCCCGACTTGCGGAAAACAATTAACGAGCTCCAGAAAAACATCATTGATTCAGAGCTGTGTATTGTTAGCGTTACTGGTGATAACGAGTTGCTCGAAGCGATTTATAAAAAAATAGCTTCTAAAAATTCCCTCGACGCTCGAAAATACCTAATTGAAAATGAAGATAGATTTCAGGGTGATTACGATACTTTGTTGGGTAACTTTCTTAATTACATCTACAGAGTTAATATAGATGATATAAAAAAGAAAGCTGTAATAGCAATTATAGCCGACCACCTGTATAAGAGTGCTTTTGTCGTTGATAAAGAAATCAACGCGTTTGCATGCTTAGTAAATGTAGAAAATACCTTACGTTAGTACATGCTAGGACCTTTTTTCAAGTCCGACAAATATTGCTGTGTATAAGTGGACGCCTCGGGAGAAGGAGTAGCTGGGTCACTCGGAATCTTTGTATTCTGCTTTGGAAGTGATCTTTCAGTCGGCGACAGCGGCGTGCCTACATGATCTGCAGTACCTGTAGTACCACGTGCAGTTCGATTTTGAATATTGTTAGGATCTTCCTCTGCTTCTTCTGGCTTAATATTAACCTTGTCTTTCCTTCTCACTCCGTCGGGGATAGGCAACAAATTAGGAGCAAACTCAACTGCTTGTCCTAACGAACCAGGTACAGATACATGATGTGTATACCTTCCGCCCATCTGGTCAAGAGCAAGATCTAATACTACATCAAGTGACGATGTTTGAGTGTTAGCAGGATAACGAGCTGGGCTAGTATCTTTAATATCGGTAATTCTAATATGTAGACCAGAATCAATCATCTGATCGATCAGATCTTTTGTACTCTGTCCTAACTTTTTATAACCCTCCTCCGATTTAAAGTCATCATTAAACTCAAAAACCTGGCCGACGAGGAAGCCTCCTCGCTGATACTGCTTCATATAAGATTCGTGTAAAGTAACAAATTTATTCCTTGCCATATTATTATTTATACAAACCTGTAAATAATAACACAGATATACATACTAATCTTTAAGAAACTCAGCTATTGTATGAAATGCTGTAAACACCTCTTCGTCATCTTCTATAACGAGTCCTAAGTCTTCTTCAATTTCAAAAGAATGTGTTGTGTATACGGACTTTTCATGAACAAATCGCCCGTCTTTAATGTATACTCGACCTTCATTCGGACTAGGGAAATTCATTCTCGAATACACCTCTTCTTTAAGAGCCTTTACTAGTTCTTTATGGTCTATTTCCACCTCAACAGCAGTTTTACCTTTAACACGCATACTTTAATTATATTATAGTTCCTTAAATTGGATTTACCATCCTGGTATTAAATATTATTAATGCCTCTAATAAAAATACCTGAATTATCAGTAGATAAGCTAGATAACGTTAGTTTAAATAATGACTACTTATATAAAGATCTACGTCTAGATTTAAAAATGGCTGTTTATTACAACCGGCAGTTAAATAAGGGCCAGCAGTTAAAGGATGTACAAGGAGTGTTTGATTTAGAGTCGGTAAAAAATAGTATTGCAAATGCTTTTTTAACATCCCCAGGTCAAAAGATACTAAACCCGGAGTTTGGTATTGATTTGAGAAGGCATCTATTTGAACAAGTATCCGTGTTTGAGGAAACTTGGATACAGCAAGATATAGAAAGAAGCTTGCCTGATCAAGAGCCGAGAATAGAGTTAGAAAATGTAGAAGTAGTAGCCAAACCAGATGAGAACCGGTTTGATGTGTTTTTAACAATAAATGTACCTTCACTTAATGCTTATGGCATAACTCTCGAAGGTCGCTTAAATAAAGAAGGATACTATATAGTTTAGCCATGCTTAACAACAAACAAGACAACAAATTTTTAGAGTTTAACCTGCCTCAAGACGCGTACGTAGCTTTTGACGCTACTACCTTAAAGGACTTTATTATACAGCGTTTAAATGAGAATGAAAAATTTACGGATCAAAATTATGAAGGGAGTAACCTAGCGGCGATCATTGATATAATCGCCTATTCATATCATGTTCTTTTATTTTACTTAAACAATACAGCTTCAGAAGTTGATTTCAATCAAGCGACATTGTATGAAAATATGAATAGGATTGTTAAGCTTATTGGATACAAACCAGCAGGTAAACAGACTTCTGTTGTTCCTATTAATGCAGTTGCTGGAAGCGGGCTAGTAAAAGGTAATTATACGATAAGAAAATATAGTTATTTCTTAGCAGACTCTAACACGCAATATACATTTAATAGTGACTATTCATTCGATAAAACTATAACAGGGTCTGAAACTATAAAGACGCTAAACGACAACGTTATTTTATACCAAGGAACAGTGGGCGAGTATCCAGATTACATTGCACAAGGAATCGATTTTGAAACACTTCCGATAGTTTCACAGAGTGTATCAGACGCTGACGATAAATTTATAGCAGATAACACAATAAGCGTATACGTAAAAGAAACTGCATCTGATATGTATTTCGAATACACAGAAGTAGACAATCTTTACTTAACTGATCCGACGGATAGGGTATATGAAAAAAGATTAAATGAAAACGGATTTTTTGAGATAAAATTTGGAGATGGTTCTTTTGGTAGAAAGCTAAATAAAAATGATGTTGTTTCTGTAAATTATATCCTATCTAATGGCGACGGTGGAATAATAAGCAAAAACACAATTAATGGCAATAAGCTCTTTGTATATGATTCACCGAGACAGCGTCAAATATTCAATGACACATATCAAAACAAAGACCAAACAACGTTTATTACTAACAGAACGGGCTCAGACTTAGCTATAAACAACTCTATTAACTCGTCGACGCTTACAGATTCAGAATCGGTAGCTAATATAAGGAGAAATGCTTCAAAATTATTTTCTTCACAGTTACGTTTAGTTACGAGTGATGATTATGAATTTTTTATCAAGAAGAACTTAACCGACGTTGTTAATAGTGTAAAAGTTGTTAATAACGACGAATACCTTAACGGCTATATTCAATATTTTTATGACATATGTGTCGATCCGAACAAAGTAAATAGAGTTATTATTAACCAAGTTAATTTTGCTGACGCGTGTGACTTTAACAACGTCAATTTGTTTGTGGCGCCTAATTTTACTATCACAGAAGACGGGGCTTACCCACCATTCTGCAGCGAATCGTTTAAAAATCTTATTGTCAGCACCACAGAACCTAGAAAAATGGTATCGAACGATGTAGTACCGCGTGATCCTATTTACATGGCATTTGGACTGGGAATGAGTAATAGTGATACCCTCGATGTGAGTATCCTAGACAACACCAAGCTATACCTAGTACGAGAAAACAGTAATAAAATTAGTAAACCAACATTAGTCTCCAAAACGACAGCCATTATAAGAAAATATTTTTTACCAGCTAACAATGAATTAGGCCAAACTATAGACTTAGCAAAAATGGCAGGAGAAATATTATCTATAACAGGCGTAAAACGGATATTTACAAAAAATGAAAGCGACGGTTCGGTGTTTAATGGGCTGTCGTTGCTATCTTTTAACCCACAATACCCTGAAAGTGATATACAACTGGTAAACCAAGATATAGCTTTACCATATTTTAAATTCCCGTATTTGTATACTACACAATCATTAGGTAATAACATAACTGTTATTGATGAGTAACGCAAGAACAAATTATGCTACTATTAGCGCTATTGACTATAAGGGGGATTATGCACTATCCTCCTATAATCTATCGATAACGCCGCTTACTTTTTTCGCGAATGTTCCTACGCAAACCGGTGACGTATCATTAGCTCTTAATAATACCGAAGTAACATTTGATTACGGTGATGGGACTATTGAACACGCAACATCTCTTGGCAACGATATATCTGGAAACAATATATTAAGCGCAGCTCATAATTTTGAATTTCCCGGAGTTTATACTGTTAGAATGGTGCTAAGGGACTGCAATAACAACGCTATTCTCGCTTCTGATAGCAAAGATATCCAAATAGAAGATTATATAACAAATACGTTTGTAGTTACTTGCTTAGATCTTCAACCCTATTATAAATTCGCCCTATCAGCAGGTGAATATTCTACACCGTTAACTATAAACTCACAAACACCTTTTTACCAAGATTTTCAAGATATTTACTTTTCAGTTTCTGGAACTGATTGTCCTAACTATTTTAATTTAGATGATAATAAATATAACCAGTTACGTGATTACTTTTCTTTTTATGAAAAGCAATTTTTGCCAAATTTAACCGGGTTTCAATATATTGAATTAACTAAGATACCTCTATCTTCAGAAAATCTATATGTTAGGCTTAGCGGAACAGAGCTAGTCACATCTACAACCAACACGCCGTCATCTATTGTAGCAGGTCAATCTGGAACAAAGGTAGTGTACTTTAAAACACAGGAACAAACCCTCTCCACGACGCCTGTATATCTATCTTTTTATAAAGACAGGAATAATATTTACTCTAGAGGAACCAGCGGGTATTCTAATCACAACTTTCTAAATAATTTTACCGTCAGTCTTTCCGCTATAGTCGGGCCGTCTAATGTTAATTCTTTATCCTCAGGAGATATTTCCATCTCTTCAAATGGGCTAGATAATGAGGGAGATGAAATTAACTCTTTCAAGCTTAGTCCCATACAATATAAAAATACCAATATCCCTTTTATTATTAAACCTAAAAATGAAAACTCATTTACATCAAATGCTCTTTCTGCGGGTGATCCTGAATTTGCCCTGGTTTGTAGAACATCATACTTAATACCCCAGTCTGGTAGTAACGGATGCGCAAACGGCGTTCATATAAGCACAGACAATTATACTATTACAAATTTAAACAACACCCTATCTTCTATTGGAACTGATTTTTGGTATAGAGGCGTACTTAAGTATGATGATAGTTTAATTGCTGCTTCAAGCGCTGTTGTAATGAATGTACAATTGAGTGCTAGAAACGCTTACGCGTACGTGTCCAATGATGCGGTAACAACAGAATTCACTCTAACAGGCGGGACTAATTTTAGTTTGTATCCTAAAGATTATTATTCTTTATATAAGGTTAATGAAGATTTTGACTTTGAACAAATGATAAAGGATCTTAGATTTCAAGAGATACTTTTTGATAAGGACATATTTTTTACAGATTTTATAGGGTCAATTTTTGGTGGTGTTAGTAGTAATAATACCGGGTTGGGTAAGAAATTATACGAAAGTATAATCAACTTTGTACAAAATACCTCTGATATTGACGTCTGCCATGTTACAGCTCTTGACGGAATGAGCAAGTTAGTAGACAACGAAACTTTAATCTATAATAGTACTTACCCAGAAGAAATAAAAAGATTAATAAACTTGCTAAGCATACAGTATAATAAGTTTAGAGGATATAAAAATGCATTTAGCCAAAATTTCGATACTAGAAACAGAACATCAAAAGAAATATACGGTACAAATTTAGGAGACGAAATATCTGTTGCAACCTATCTAATATCTAGCAACATAGACATAGTAGCTTATGAAAAATTCAGCGGAGTATACACCCAGCTTAATACCTATCAACCATTACTGACGGCTGAGGTTGTAGAGCGAGATAGCTGGAGTAGGTTTTTTACCGGGTCACCAATTATATCCACATATAGTTTAAGTTCATATAATGATAACTGGGGATGGCCATTAGTACTACCTCCCGGTACTACAGGGACTGGTATTGAACAATTTTACACATTTTATCAATATACACCTGGCGATAGCGGAGAAATTCTAAACGGGGTTATTGATTGGTCAAACCCACAGACTGGCATTTTAGATACCGCATACCCGGATGGAGCTGGGGGGTGGCTTACTGGGGAACCTACACACAGCCGCGGGGCGAATGAGTTAACTTATAATACAGGGATTACAGGCCTAGAGGGTGATGATAATATATTCGACATAATGATTAGGAACTCATTATTTAGTAGTCTATCTCTATTTGAAGGATAAATATGTTTAATGGAAGAAGTAATTCAAGGGTATCCTGAGGTTAATTTATCTGTAACCAATCCAAACGTAAGGAGAGAAAACGCTCTAGATAGAAATAGACCGTTTACTTTTCTTGAATTTATGGAAAATGTTCGCGAGTCTTACGACCCCGCTGATTTACAGAATTTCTATAATGAATATATTAGGAGATATAATATTAAAAAAACTTCTAAGGAAGCTTCAGATAAAGAAATTATTATAGAAAGATATAGAGAGTTTTTAAGAGATATTACCCTTAATTATACAACAAATGCTGAGAAAAAATTTCTTTCGCAAATTGACTTTGCAGATAAGTATGATTTGCAAATAGCAATATCTTTTTATAGTAGAAAAATTAGAAGCATTATTTCTTACTATCAAGTAAAGAGAGATAAGCTACATTTTTCAACAACTAAAGCAAAGCTTAAAGGAAGCAATTTTGGTTTCAAGCAAAATGCTTATAATCTTATTACAGATTTTTTAGCTAATAGAAGTACCGCTGCACAAGATTATAACATAGATACTATAAAAGAAAATGTTACTGTCTCGTTAACTGAATTTGTAGACCAATACACTCAATATTTTAATGCTGAACCTAATGATAAAGTATACGGTGAAAATTATAGAGAGTATAACCCCGAAGGTGCACCATCGAGTAATATATTTTTAACTAATGATACAGTGTTAGTCGAGGAAGTATTTTTTGGGATTGATAGTGTTATAAAAGAGCTAAAAGAAGTTGATCAGTTATTTGAAAATAAAAGATCGCAAACAGAAAAATTTATAGGCGCCGACTATTATTACCTGTCTTCAAATAATGTTGGTGCGTTTGAAATAGGGACGTTATTTGAAGCAGACGCCCCCTATGCTAATTTCTTAAACACAAACTACCCTTCTGTAGCTTCAGTATTTTCTAATGAAATAAAAAGCGTAAGGGATCAAGGATTTTTTAAACCCACCAACGCGAGTATAGTTTCTATTGAAAGTGAACGACTAAGTTTCTTTAGTAAGTCGTTTTATGGTACTAATAAACTTTATATTTTTCCGGATCCTAATCTGTTTACAAACAATGATGAAATTTTTACATTTATTATTGATACGTCTAGATCAATAAGCAATCAAAGTAAGGGGGCTGCTGTAAATCAACCTAATACGGATAAAAACAGCACATCCCTGATGGGATATAATTCGGAGTTACCTACGGGTAAAAATATTAACTCTGACTTATCCTTTTTATTCAACCAAGGGTATATACACGACAGTAAAAAAGATTTAAATGGTAATGTTTTTGGCTTACTTAAGGATCAAAATTACTATAGAAATAATTTTAAGGTAGCAGATAGAAAAGTAATTAAAAGTTTAATTCTAAACGGTTATCAATTTTATGATACATTGTATGGTGAGGGATTTAGCTTTAATTACGATACTACAGATACAGCAACATACTCCGAAACACGGAGATCGGGCATTACGTCTTACACTCAGGGCTTTACAGCTGGAACAGTTGCAGAACAAGCTTCTGGTTATGATATATTTGGTAGATATTACGACGACCAGCCTTTAATGCCCATACCAACTTTCTCAGCAGTAGATATAGAACAGGTAGGTACTATTGACGCTAATGTAAAGGAAGGTGCCTTTTTTAAATTCTCTGACGAACAAATACTTGATGACGCTGTAAGTACTAATTTAAGTTCGTATTCTACCTCGACCGGAGAGTTTTTCTTTTCTGACTTATTAGAAGCAGGTATATCCTATTATGATGATAAGTCGACTATTGTGAGAGCTCTTTGCGATACGCTACACCCAACAGCAACCGGTGATTTTACTTATAATGTGGTGGCTTCAGGTGATAACAATGTTACTAACATGGAAGCTGGGTTATTTTTTGATGATCTTACTTTTGATTACAGACCACGTGGCTTTGAGTCGACAGATTATGTCGATGAAACTTTAAGACAAACAGTAGTAACAGATGTCGTATCTGCAGCAGAAAGCTTCTTTTCCAAGCAAGTTAATTGTGGTAAAATATACGTTAAAAATATAAACAAACCTTCTAATTGGCCTAATGTAAAGGAACTTACCGAGACACTAACATACTTAGATACAAAGTATTCATCGACCATTAAACACGAGCTATCGACATGTGTAAAGAATTTTGATTTATTTTACAACACCTTGTTTATTGAGACTAGTTCATTCTTAGTGGTTGAAAACATAGATTATAATATTAAAACTTATGAATTTGACAACTATGGGTCAATTTCAAACGTGTTATCTACCAATACTAATAATTTTGATAAAATTAGTAATAGATTTAAGGTAGGTGAGGATGTTTATTATGCTAAGCTAGTTCATACAGGGGTCATAAATGCAAACACAGTGTTTAAAGATTTTAGCGTATACCCAGAAATTTATAAATTTAACTATACGACAAAAAAAGTAGAACAAATTTATCCAACTGCTGAAACGCCTGTAGCTTATGACGCTCTGTATTTTAATAGCATGAAAAATGATGTTGTTATATTAGAATCAAGCAAACCGGTATTAACATACAGTAGTGATAACGAACTGTTTAATTTAAGTTTTATACTTAAAGATCAAAACAAAGCCCCGAGATTATATTCTTATATTTTTGAATATAAGAACAAAGTTAAATTTATAAATACTGAATATTATATCGCTAACGATACATCTCAAACCTTTAACTTTATTAAAACATCTGGGTGGGGTACCCCGGAAATGGATCTTAGCTTTTTGGAATTTGCACTAAGTTCTGGTATACCAACCTTATCCATTTCTTTTCCACCATCTGCTGCTTCTATAATACTATGAACACTTATACCGTATATCTTACTTCAACTTCTGTAACTGGTACTCAGGAACTGCCAACCGTTGAACTGTTCGATTTAACTAAATTATCTTTAGATTTATCACAAGTTTATTCTGGCGTATTTCCAAACTACTTAGCTATTAACTGGGGTGATGATAGCGGGATCGAAGAACCAGACATTACAATATATAGAAATTACAAAACAGACTCTATATACCCTGAAGTTAGAGATGGGGCTTCCCCTGTATTTTTAAACAACCAATACCCTCATATATTTTACCCCTCTGACACTGCTCTTAAAAAGGCACTAACAATGAGAGTAAACGTAGGCTACATTACAGGTGAAACGTATAAGTTTATTATTCCTCTAAACGTTCGGACAGAAGGTTATTATGAAAATATAAACGATATTGAATTATTAAATGTAAGTTTATTAAACAATAAGGACAATAAGTCTATTTTTACATTTTTAACCAAGCAAGATAATTTTGTAATCCAGAATCACAGCAATGATACTATACAATACGATACAATAGGTTCAATTAATACCTTGTCTTCATACAGCGACACATCCAACCAGAGTATAAACGAAACACAATCACTTTTATCTGCTGTTGCTGACCCTGCTGGAGCGGAAGATAAATTTAAGTTTATAGAGAGTATAACTGACGAATCCGCGACATGGAAATCTAGTTTTTGGGGATATGCTAATAGATCTGTTTATGATTTTTCCGGAACAAGCTACAAAGCAACAGGATTTGGAGATAACAATAATATAACTTTAATTACACCTAGACACGGAATAAGTGTAGACCATTTTAACGACGATCCAAAGGCTGGTGATACAGCGTATTTTTATGACCACACTACCGGTAATTCTGTATCTGCTACTATTTCCGCGGCAGCTAACATAGGAAATGATTTAAGAGTTGTCAGTTTTAATCGTGATTTAGTCACTGCTACTGCATCTACAGGATCAGCTGCTAATATTAAATTATACAAGGTTCCGCATTTTGCAAACGAGGTACCGGCTGACAACTACCCTGTAGTGTATAACGGTGGAAGTAAAATGTTTGATAGTGATCATTTTGCAGGGTATGGTTCAACAGACTTTATTAATCGATTATCCTTATCTAGGAATAGTGATAACACAATAATTAATAGTTACAACTCTATTATTACATTAAATATAGGGCCCCCAGGTCTACCAGATTTTAAACTAACTAATGTTTCACCGGCGCTGTCGACTTATAATTTAAGCTTATCCGGGGTAAGTAGCGGCGACAGCGGTGGTCCGATTTTTATAACATATTTTGAAGAATTGTTACTTTTAGGTATATTACAGAGGAGTTCAAGTAATGGTTATGTTGGCAAAGCAAGAAATTTCGGGAACTCTGATATACAGGCAGACATAAGTGCAGGAATGGAAGCGGTAGGAAATACATGGGGATATAAACTATCAACAGTTCGCTTAAGCTAACTGCAGTATAAATATATACAATGGGAGCATTGGTACAAGCTGGCTTAAGCGCTTTAAAATCAGAAACAGCAGAAATATGTCCTGTAGATCTGGATTTAGATCAATTTTATAGGACATATCCAGGTGGATATAGATTTAATTTTATTACAGCTCTATCCGGGACGCAAAGCTTTAAAAATTTAAATTTTACAAATTTTTATCTCTCAAATGAATATAAGCTTGATAACGTAACAACATTTACAGGTGGCCGTGTAATTCCGGAAAAAATATTTTCTACACTAAACTTTGCAGCAGATGCGCCGGGGTATCTAAACTTCAATATAGCTGATGCGTCTAATTTTAGAGAGGTTGGAAATACATATGAGGCCGGCTATTACGGGTATCCAGGTATTACAACCAATATTGCTGACGCTGATAACATAGAGATACAACTAATAGATACTTTTACATGTAGAGTTGCATTTCTTGTTAATAACTTTCGCTACTATCTTATAGTTAGTGACGAAAATATAGGCCAAGGGCGACGAGTGGATCTGCAGAAAAAAGTTATTTTTGCAGGGGAAAACAAAATTCCATTATCCGCCGCAAATTTAGAATACTCAATTATTAAAAGCGGGGTAGATACTACATCAGATTTTATATGTCTATTTTCACAAAAGTTCCTATTTCCGGAGGACAAAGATTCAGAATCGGGCAAATACATACTTGTAAGCGACGGGCAGACGTTAATAGCTGAAAGAATCGCTCCGACCGAAAAAGTAGACGCCCTTTGGCTTCCAGGTAAAGCTATTAAACTTGGAGGGGAAATTGATCTTACTATACCTTCACCCTATAATACCTCTTTTGTTACTTATAACAAAGCCGGTAATAAGGTAGATACGGATAAGAGCAACTTTAATCTACCATCCAACTACCTATTACACTCTTCGTCAAATTCAACAAAGCCAAAATTCGATATACTTAATTTAAAAAATATTGCCAATAATTACGATGAGTATGTTTCGTCTAATAATTTATTATCTTCTAGTGACACTAACCCGTTATACGTTGAAGGTTTAAGAAAATACACTAGTATCTTTTCTGATATAGATAGTGAAAAAAATGAAGTATTGGCATTAAATTACGTCTACAACAACTTTAATGTAAAAATAAAACCGGGTAGTACAATTTTCCAAACCCCGTCGTCCTTAAATCCGTTTACACAAATTAATATTAATGATACTAAGTTTGTGGATTCGGGAGCGTTTTGCTTTACGCAACCCTTTTTATCTGACAGAGTTTATCACCTGGACGATGAAGACGGGGTTAAAGATCTAGACGCTACGTATCTGTGCACATGGCTCTCCGGTGGATTAGGCGAACGAGGGGTTTGGGTTGATAGGTATTTTTACCCTGACCTAACATCAAAAGAAGAAGCTCTGTCAACTAACGGTTCATTTAATATTACGTACGATTTATTGGTAGAGGAACTTATCCAAAATAATAGTACCTTAAAAACTTCAGTAGAAAAAAAATACATATTTGATAAGAAAAGCGATTTGGTGTTTGAGCCAAATACACGATATCGGTACGAGCGATTAGATAAGGATGAATTAGAAAAAAGGAGACCAGTTAACTTTTGTGAAGGCGCTGAATTAACAGATCGCGTCAACAATTACTTTAGAGTAATAAATGATAATGGCGGATTTGCTTTAGGGTTTAATATAAAAAGCAATTCAAGCGCATTTACTATAAGATCGAAAAGAAATGATATTAACGGAGGATTTCAACTTATTAAGAAGAGTAACGGTGATTTAAGCTTTTCATTTAATATTTTTGATAATTCACCCGAACCACCGGTTCTAGTATCCTTTAGTAAAAATATACCGTTAAATCAATTTGTTAATAATACAGTATTTTTATCATTTGATGGTATCCGAGGAGAATGTACATTATATGTAAATTCTGAGGTTGTGTTTTCTTTTAATGTAAAGGCTTACCAGATGTTAAATAAAATGATTTTATTTGGCATAATCGAAATAGTAGGCTCCGACGGTGTTGCAGAAAGATTGCTTAACCCGAACCCAGATCCTAATTTATATATTGATGATATATATCTCACATTATCACCGCTAAGTGAAGAAGAAGAAATATCTGGCGTATTCACACAGAATTTAAACGAAATACAGGATATTACTATATCCCTGCCTTGCGGTCAGCGTAATTTAACAGATACTATTGCAACAGTTAATTCAATAGGAACTAATTTAAAGCATAGGAGTAATGTAGTGGATATTAATGTAAAGAATTTAAATATTCAGGATAGTGGTATTACAGAGGAAGTGAGAACCTTGCTTTTAAATAACATTACTTCATCACTACCTGAAACCACAACTATTAACGACGTTAACTTTATAAACTATAAATGATATCATATTTTAAATATACTTCGGGAGAGTCGTTTACTTTAAGCGGTACAGACTACAAAGGTCTTTTTAACGTTACAGACGATGGACGGGCTTTTACTGGAAAGTCTCTTACTTCTCTATCACAACCGCTAAGTACTAAAGGTACTTTTATAGCTAATTCATTTCTAGCGAAAAAAGAATTTGATCGTACATTTAGTTTAGTACAAGCAGATAAGGTGCTTACAAAGCCGCATATATCGCCAAAGGATATTATTGACCAGTCGTTTCTTAATAAGAATTTAGATATTTTAAACGACAATAATTTAAACTTGTATGATCTTAATATATTGTCTAACCCCGAAATATTTAACTTCCAGTCTACCAGTGAAGATGCAGCTTCTTATGTTCTAGCATTGTCCAGTTTAGCTGAATCTAAAAATCCAAATGTAAGCTTAGCTAAATCTAATGCCGAGTCTTTTAACGCTCTGCCTTTTAATACCATTAGGGTTAATTCAGACGGCGTTAGGGTGGAGGTGAACGATATCCCAGATGTTCTAGATGGTATAGAAAGTTTAGATGATGCAATTAGCACCACTTTAATAGTTAACAAAAACCAAACATTTAACTATTTTATAATCACTGATACTGCAACGAAGTCTTTTTCAGGGAGCTTTCTTAGAAATAGTTTATTTACTTTAAGAGGTGACGAAACAGATACTATCGCCGGTAATACTACTTTAACGTATGATAACAATACCGATACTTTATTTAATTTAGGTAAATGGGTAAATCCGGATGATAACAAAGTGTATGATAGGTTAATAGGGTACGATTTTAGTTTTTATAATACATGTGGTGAGTGGAAGGTTAAGGATATATTTACTTTCCGTGAAATTAATCCAAGAACAGGTGTCGTACAACCGAAGGAAGTTATAAACGGGAACTTTAAAATAGGTAATAATCTTAAAGGCGCTCTAGTTGTAAGGTCTTTTGGAGCTGAAAATAAATTAGCTGTTGAGCTTACAAATAAATATTCAAATAAATTTTTTGGAACTATTACCACTCAAGACCCTAGCGAAATTATATTAGATTTTGACATAAGAGATACTGATGATTCTATCTTAGTGATTACTGACCCTGGACCAGTTCCGGCGCGTGATATGAATACTTATTACAATGTATATCATGTAGATGCGGACTTGGTTGAAGATTATAGACTCGGGTTAAATCAACAGCCGAATAGAGTTACAAGATATCAATCACGAGCTCTGAGACAGGCAACAACAAGAATAGATACTTCGTCTACTAATTTAATTACATTTTCTAAAGACGACTCTAACATGTTTATACTTAGGGATTTAAATACCGCTACTACAAGATTTATAAGTAACCCACAATACCCTGCAGGGTTTTTTAGTGCAAGTAACTTACAATTTTTACCAAATTCGTACTGGGTATCTACACTAGAAAAATTTTGGAATAGTAGATTAGCATGGAATAGTAACAATCTACCGTCTAACCGGCCGAACTTTATTAACTTTATAATGGAGGAAAATAATGGAAATATCTTTTCTCTTTTTCAAAACACAGGCCGTATATATTTGACAAGAACTACTAAATTAATTTATGATAATGTTTTACCTCTAGATTTAGCAAATACATATGATAGAGAGTTAGGATGTGAATCTAGTTTAGGTATTTCTCTTAATAGTGAAATTGAATCAATATTAAAGGACACTTTAAAAATTTATGTAAATTTAGCTTTAGTAATTACCGGTACAACTATTGAGGGTGTTCCGGTTCTTGCTAGATATACTTCATACCCTAATATTGACGTTGATTTCAGAGATTTTGAATTTCATGAAAATGAAGAAATAAACTACAACGTTGTATCGCGAGTTTTTGATAGCCTTTATAACCTTCAACGGAATGTACTAGATAGTATTTTGAATAACTAGAATAAATAATATTATGTCAGCAAGTCTACGGAACGAATTCATATCAGAAACCTATTCATCGTTATTACACTTGAGTGGTGGAAATTTGAATAAGACCCCAAAGAGGGATATATATGACGGCGACGGCAACGTCACTGGGATTGCCCTTAGCGGTACAAAGGTAATAGCTAACAACGTTGAGCTTCCTGAGCAGCATGTTCGGTCTGAGGAGGCTGGCAACAACGAAATTACTAGTTTAGTTGATATGTTTTTTCCAGTTGGATCAATTCAGATAACTACCGTAGACGGTGCGGATCCAGGTGAAAGAATACCAGGTACTGTATGGGAGCGAGTTGCAGAAGGAAGATTTTTAGTTGGAGTGGGTGGTCAAAATCCAAGTACAGATTATACCGGATATGTATCTGGAAATAACAATGGAGGTATGGGACCGTCACACGATGGTCAAACTTCTGTTGTTTCTTTAATTAAAGAGCAAATGCCCAAACACACACACGTTCCTAGTGGCCAAGATGGAGGGTATAAAAATATTTTGTCTTGGCCGTCGACACCAGGTTCGCCTCCGGATGGAACCGCAGAAGATGAATTTGCAGGACCCATAAACCAATTGGTTCCAAATACTGGCGACCAATCTTCAGAGCCAATCTATGCATTTCCTGGGATACAGCCAATAGCACAAAGACTTTCAGATACAGGTGGCACCGATGGTGGGGCTGCAACGGCATTTAGTATATCGCCTATAAGTTATGGGGCTTATATATGGAAAAGAACACAATAATTTAAAAAATGGCAGACGTAAGTATAGTAAAATTAAAAGTAAGGCGCGGTACTAACCAGCAACGAAGGTCTATTATACTCGATCAGGGTGAATTGGGATACACTTTAGATACTAGAAGGTTATATGTCGGTGATGGTGCTTCGGTAGGTGGTCGAGCGGTCTCTAATATAAACTACGGACCATTTAATCTCGAATCTAGTTTAGGAACTATAGAAGGAGCCGAAGTTGGTGATATCGCATATGCTAACAGTAAGCTGTACATGCTAACCAGTGTAGATTATGGTGGTGACGACCCTCTCTCCGGGCATGCATATATTGGACCTGTTCCTGGATTAACCTTAGATTATGGAGCAAATAATAGTATAATAGTAGCTAAAAGCTCAGTAAATACTAGTGAATTTACTAACGATATTTTTGGTGATGGTCTCGTAAAAGTAGGCGACAGGATGGCGGTAGCCTATAGTACTGTTTTTAATGAAATATCTGCCGGGAAGATTAGTATTAAGCAAAATTCCATTGGTGCAAGAGAAATATCTACCACTGCTTTAGGTGCTGGTATTTCGGGTGGTAATGGGGCCACCATTAGGGTTAATGTTGACCCAGCGCAATTCGAATTTGACGTTAATGACCGCCTCTATTTAGCTAATCTCGGAACACACACTACTAAGTACTCTAGCTTCGATCCAAACTCTATCGGAAATGGATTAGCGTTAAATGCTAGCACACAAAAGTTAGAAGGTACATTTACAGGTGTTGATAGCTCTTTAACTAGAGGTAGTGACGGTGTTATTGGTATAGCTAATGGCTTTTCTACTAACTCATCTGATACTTCTGCTAGTGAATTTGCTCTTTTTAATATATCTAATGGAATTATAAATGGAATGGCAAGTTCTATTTATGATGTTGTAACAGCTACTGGGTTATCAGGTGGCGCTTCAGGTGATGATGTTCCAATAGGAACTATATTACCTCACGCACGTGCCTTTAGTGTAATACCTGATGGATACTTACTTTGTGATGGTAATATATATTCATCTACTGTTGATTCGAATTACAGAGATTTGTATAACGTTATCGGAAATAGATATGACAACACAAACGGGTTACCATCCCCTCCAGGTAATTTCTTTAGAGTACCTGCTCTAACCGGTGGTGATGTTTTACTATATGGTTCTGATGCTGGTGCACCAGATTCAACAACTTACTATATAAGTGGTGCCACTGACCCAGGCGGTGGTTTTAATGACGCAGGAACCCTAAGCGCGCAAGGATTTAACTTTATTATTAGATACTCTGCGGCAGATGGTAACAATGAATTATTTAACGGAGCTCCGAACCAGGTGTCTAGAGGATATCAAGGTATGTATAATCAAAAAGTATATGAGGCTTTAGATTGTCAAGGGGTTACCACGAGACTAAGCTCAGCAGGATTTATAAGATTCGCATTATCTGGCAGTGGTAGAAGACCTGGATGTACAGAACCTTTTGATAGATTTGCAATTCCTGTATTTAACTGGTAAATAAATATATAAGACAATGGGTATTGAAATTTTAGAAAACACGTTATTAAAGCTCCTAGTAAGGAGAGGGACTGATTATGATCGGCAGCAAATTACTTTAGATAGCGGAGAGTTGGGGTATACGACAGATACAAAAAGACTGTGGATAGGTGATGGTACAACAGTAGGCGGTAATTTAGTAGGCAACAAGTATAAGGGTAGAGCTGCAAATTTAACGACACTGGCACCTGTTGATATTGGCGATTATGCATACGACACCGACAACAATTCATTTTTTGTTTGTGTATCCGGTGTTGGAAGCTTAGCTGAAAATTGGTATAAAGTAGCTACTAATAATACAGCTGGAAATCAAACTATAACAATAAATGCAGCTGAAGAAATTACAGTAGGTACTTTATCAGCAAATAATTTCTCTGCAGATGCTCTCGGTGAAGGTCAAACTCTAGATAGTTCAGGGCGTGTAACTCTTAGCAGTACTATAGTAACCGATCGGATTAATCAAGCGTCTACTAATGCTGATGATTATTTTACTTTACCATCTAAGCTAAAAATTAATGCAATCGATTATACATTCCCTTTAGGCGCGCCTGAAAAGGATCAATATTTACGAGCCGATGCTTCTGGCGCACTAGGGTGGGGTAATCCTAATATTATAACAACAGGGGTAGCACCAACTACCGCAGCTTTGATTCCTGCAGGTACCATAGTACCATATGTATCTACTGCTGGTAATCCTCATTTCCCGAATGGTTGGTTGCCTTGCGATGGTAGGGAAGTATTAAACGCAGATTACCCAGATCTCTCAGCAATTATAACAACACAATACGGCGGGACGCCTTCTAGCTTTAAAGTGCCTGACTTTACCAGTAAAGCACTATATGGGTCTGATGACCCGTTTAACAGTACATTGTTCCAGGTCAACAGTACCACAACTGCTTCAACATTATCCGCTACCGGTACAATGTTTATAATTAAAGCGGTTGGTGGTGTAACTAGTCCAACATTTACTATTAGTAAAAACTTATCTGCGCGTATAAATGCTGACGATATAACCGGAGTAGCATTTAACCCTCTAAGCGGTAGTGTAAAGATTGAACGACCTACACCAGGTACTTGTGTACTTACAACACCTGGTACGTTTGCCAATGGTTTCCAAATGCCGGCTGGTATCGAGTTTGTTAAATTTTATGTTACAGGATCCGGTGCTACAGGTGGTAATAAACCAGGTGGTGCTGCATCTACTGTGACTGGTTATATATCAGCTCCAGCAGGAACTACTTTTAGTGTGACAGTGGGAACTAATCCCACAGGAATTAATACTAACGGTAACCAAAGTCTAATAAGTAAAGGCGGCGGTAACCTTGCTATTTCTAATGGTGGACGCACGTCGACCGGAAGTATACCACTTCATGGAGAAGGCACTATTAATACCGGTAACGAATATGTAGCTACAGGCCACGTATTAACAGGTGGTTATGGTGGAATTCTTAGTGTTGGGGAATGTCTCCATAGTGCTGGTGCTTCCTCTTACTGGGGATCAGCGCCGGCGCCAGGTGCTGGAGGAGGAGGGCAAAACGGATGCGGCCCGCCAGTATATTGCGTTGGACCTGGGATGGTTAAGTTTGAATGGTCCTAGTTGATAAACACCCGGATATACATAAATTTGTATATGGCTGATGAAGTAATAGTAGAAGGATTAGATTATCAAGATTTTGTAGTTCTTAAGAATATTCTAAAATCTCATACATCTTTTTCTATAGATGAAACTGCTGAAATCGAAAAAACAAATATTCTTTTAGATAAGATTGAAGAAATAATACAGGTATTTAATGAATAAATACTAGTATGAAGGCAAGTTATCAGAGAGGCAGCGCGCTCTGTGAAGAGTTCTCTGATTTTGTCTTATATGATGAAATATTTGATAGTATACTAGTTAACGTTCATGAAGATTACTTTGGTACAGTATTTAGAGAATTGGGTAAACTTGGATATGCTTTAGTTTTTAAAACTAGATTACGCGCAACTAATTCTTTGACCTGTACTTTTATAAAAGGTTGAGTAATTAAATATAAGTACATGGCTTTCCCTAGTGACATTACTTTGCCAACTGACGCAAGATATTATTCTTTTATAGAAACAAAAAGAAAATATAATTCTAATTATGATATAGTATGGTCTTTTCAGTATAAATTACCACAAACTACTATTACAAATAGCGAAGTACTTAACATCGAAGATCCTGAAGACTACCAACTAGCATTTGCTACATTTCTAACTACTCTATCTTCTCCAATTTCAGCATTACCGGGTCAATATATAGGAGACTCAGACCCTGCGTGGATTTTATCTGGAGGCAAGCTCACTACAGAAGCAGGTGCTTCTTTACTTACAGAAGCCGGTGAATTTATAGAAGTTGAAGAAAACGCATTAAGCGGTGTTTTATTAAAAATAGCATTTGATACAACGGGACTATACGCCGTAGATGGCCGTGATAGTCGACCGGGCGTCGGGTATGATTATAAGAAAAAGGAATCTCTTATCTTGAGAGATTATAACCATAACGTTATTCTTAACGAGCACCTTTCTGCTATATCTACATCGTTTAGTACTCTTTCAACGGATACATTTAGAACGCTAAGATTTAGATATGTAAACTTAGGACAAAAATTATTTATAGACTACCACGACTCAGACACTACAACCTACTCTCCATTAACGACCGTTGATTTAGGGTTTAGATTAGAAAACTATAGTAATCTAGATGATATATATTGCGGGTTTTCATTTACAACGCCTGTATCTGCTACTGCTGTTAACCTAAGTGCCAAAGAATTCTTTTTAAAGAACTTTCATACAGAGGGATATGTAGGTTATTCTGTATTAACCGAAACAATTACTAGTGCAGAAATACCAGTTAATGAAAATACTGTTATTTCTACTGTTAGTGATATAACAGCTAGATCTGTATAATTATGGCTAATGATAGTTCAGCTAGTAACTCGAGTAGTGATTGTAACAGCAATCCCGGACAATGTTCTAATGACACAGTAACGGTAAAATACGAGTGTAATTGTAAAGAGGGAACGATCAAAATAACATCAGTATCCGGAGGCGGGCCGTTATATAAGATATACAAAAAAAACGCAACTACACCTTTCCTTTCAGTCATCCTAAAGGACAGGCAAGGAATTAATGATGCGATTCCAGCCCGAATAAATCCTAGCGATCCAGGATCAGACTTATATTTACTAATAGAAAGCTGCGGATGCTGTATAGAGATTTGCTGTGAATGTGATGATGTAACTACTACAACCTCAACTTCAACTAGTACATCTACATCAACTAGTACAAGTACAAGTACATCAACGTCAACTTCAACTTCAACTAGTACAACAACATGCTGTTGGCCTACAGGTCCCTGGTACTGGAATAATCCTAAGTCTGGCAAAGACACAACACTAAATAAAGGCCCGAATTTAAAAAAATACTTCGCGATGCTAGGGTCGGCTTTTTTTAAAGGTTATGAAGGTGAATCATATGATGTAGATTACGAAAGCTACGACTCGAAGAATCCAAATAGAGTTAGGGTTGATACTGCAGCTGGGACGACATATTATTACCCGGATAGTATAGATAGCTTTATAGTAGATACATCAGAAGACTGGTCTATAACCTTTGAGGAGTTAATAGTACGCAATTCTACTGTCGATACTAGTATTTATACTGGATCCGGATCCGGATCGACTACGTACAATACCACTTCAGATGTTGATAGTTTTGATACCGATAAAACCACGGTGGATCCCCGGCTTCAAAAACCAACAGCCGACGATACAGTATCAAAAGAAATAAACACATTACTCCTATCAATCTTACCAGATCTTAATAGCAAGGTAAATCTCTCTGGAGTTAGTGAAAAAGCTCCCTCATATCCAACGCCCGGGTACAAAAAAGCTGTAACTTTAGTTTCACCTACTCACTTTGTAATGTCGAAGCACTGGGATTTACGTATGCCTGGTAACACTGTTAACTTTATTAACAATAGCGGCGAGCGAGTTACACGTACTATCGTAGCGGTCGAGCCGCTACAAGGTGCAGATATTAGCGTCGGTATTCTTAATGCACCGGTCGAAAATACTGAAATCTACCCTGTACCAGAACCACGGCCGGTAGGTGGATACAATAAAGAGTTAACAGGCGCATATGTTGTTGTAATCGATCAAGAGAGAAAAACACTTCCAAAAGTAGTAAGCTTTCAAGCCGCGAATAGGCTGGGAAAAGCAGGAGAAAAAGTGGTCTTATATACCTCTCTTCCAGATGAATACGCTGATGAGTACGACGGTAATCTAAGGGAAGGGTTAGGAAAGGGTGATAGTAGTGGACCAGCATTTATATATACTGAAGACACGCCCATTTTAATTGAAACACATACCACAAATTTAGAGGGTCCATTTTACGGTAATTCTGAAACACAGAGTAAGATCAATGAGGCTATGGAGAGCCTTAGCGTACAGACAGATAGTAAGGTGCATAAACTGCGCACAGTTGATATCTCAACAGGTAAGCCAAGTGTTTCACCTACGGTGACCGAGCCCGATGATGTTACTACTACTACTTCAGCTCCGGAGCCTATTACTACTACAACTACAACAAGAAGACCGATTGCACCTACAACACCGGATCCATTTGAGCCCGGGCCTATGCCAACAATGCCACCGCGACCCACAACGCGGACAACTACACCAAATCCAAATGTAGAGGCAACGCCGTTTCCTCGGGCTCCGGCACCATCAACTCCTGCTCCATCAAAGTCACAAAGTTCAGCAAATGATCCTGTCTACACACAAGTGACCTTTACACCGCATTACATGTATGATGCTGAGGGGTACGGAATATATACTACTACTTTTAAGCAGCATTTAGAGCTCGAGCAGTTAGGGTGGACACATAACCCACCAACAGGAGATCCTTTAGAAGATCTCAATACAAATACTGCACCAAATTATAGCACAGATAGTACGACGATGCCACCGGATGAGGATAGTACGACGATGCCACCGGAGGAGGCAGGTACGACTTTTCCGCCTAATACTTATGGAACGTCACCACCTAATAACTACACCGCCTATAATAAGGTACAGCAACAAAACGCATCTAACTTTCAAGGCCTGTTTGAAGGTGGAGGTGGGCAAAATGTAGTTGTTACGCAGGAATTACACGCTCAACTAAATGCCGATAACACTTATACACTAGTTGCAACTTCACGACAGCAACCAACTGGCACACAACAAAGAAGTCCTGTAACCGTTAGTGTTAGAGGACCAGGTGCGTTACAAAATCCTAAAGCTAAACGCAATGTGCGTAACCAAGGACAATCGCGACAAGAAAGAGTTTTATTTAGACATCCAGAACAACAACATTTGGTTGGAAGAAGTGGTGCCGAGGTTGAGAGGATTAACCGAGAAGGGTTACCCGGTCTCGGGGTGAGCCAATGGAGACATCGAAGTTTTGACGCTCTTGGAGGGGCTCTCCTTCCCGGGCCCGATGAACGTGGAATTCCTATGACTATTACTCGGGACAATAAAGGCAATATTATAGATGTTGTCTTTGATAATAACTTGGGTATCACTGTAGAACTTTCAAATGCCAAGAATGCATCATTAGACGCTCGTTTATTCGCCGATGATCGTGACCCTTATCTTGTTTTTCATAGACCTAATGATGGTTGGGAGAGTGGCGGTTTATTCCGTGACGTTCCAGAAGATGGTGCGCGAATAGGAATCGCACTCGGGGCGATTGAGAGGTGGTTCGAACCGGCGAGCCAGCCGGGCGAGGGAGATGATGTCGTTGTGCCGGGACAAGATCCAGTACCCGGTATTAATGACGAAAGGCAGAAGAGCAAGCCTATTGAGCCAGATGATCCGGATCCTGAGGCGCCGGCTGATCCGGATCCTAACGAGCCAGGTGAAGTTGAGAGAACTGAACCGGTTAACGTAGGTGCACCGGTGGGAACAGGACCAGAAGTTGATGGAGAAGTTCGGCAGATCCGGGACGAAAATGAAGGATGGGACGGTGAAGGCGACCCACCAACAGAAGGAAATTTTCTGGATGCTTTTCCCGGTGTCATGAATGAAGATGGTACTATTAATAAGGAAGAGCTTGAAAAAGCTGCTAAGAAGGGAATAGTTATAAAACATAATGGAAAGTGCTATCGGCTAATTAATTGGGAAGCTCTGTATAATTCCCGAGAAAGTAGTCAATCTAATAGTGATGGTTCTGCTGAATCTTATAACCCTAAACAGGAAGACCCAGCGTGTATTGATCCGAGTTTAAGTTCTGCAGTGTGGAAAGAATGTCGTTGCTGCAAGAAAAAACCACCGGGAAAACCAGACATTACAACCACAACATCAACTAGTACATCTACTACGAGTCCACCTACGACCACGTCAACTACTACACCGTGTCCTAAGTGTTGCCCGCCGAAAGGTGAATGGTACTTTGAAAAAGAAACAGCTACCAAAGAAGAGGTAAAACAAGGCAATTATAAAAATATATATATTGAGCTCGCTGCTACGGGGGCGGATAAAAAGCAGGCAACAGAGGATGACTTTAACGGGGAGTGGGCTGCTACTCCAACAGCTGTACTTGTAGTAAAGGATAATAATAGCGCTGGCATAGAATGGGAAAAGTGTTTAGATGATAGTGACGGGCAGTGTTACAAGATTGTTAATGAAGATCTTGTACGACAAAATTTAGATAGATCACCAGCAGAGCTAGTTGCTGCAGCTTATCAATTTGATAACGAGCAATCAGTAGAAGATCGCTTTGGTAAAGGACACTGGGATAATGAAATACCAATTGGATATAATGGTCTAGAAAATCCTGTCGAAGCCGGTCATGCAGCTGGGGGATGGGAATATTGCGAATGTTGCCCAGATAAGGATGATGTAACTACTACAACATCAACTTCTACTTCAACTTCTACTTCAACTAGTACATCTACATCTACTAGTACGAGTACATCAACATCAACTTCTACAAGTACCACAACACCGTGCTGTGTTCCGGAATGCGCGCCTCCAGCAGAAAGACTAGCAATGTGGTTTTGGGATAATGCTCGGGACAACTACTTAAGACCGTTTGACGGGACAGCAGAAAACGGACTAGTGTTTTGGGAAGGGCCCGAATTTGAAGCAAAAACTTACGCGGAAGGACTCGCACCTGGGGTTTTTCCAAACCAACTTCGTCATGAAGGAATGGATGAAGATCCGGATCGTAGTGAGTTTGACGTCGCTGGTGCGTTGTTAGAAAATGATCTGTTTAAAGCGCGATCGATGGTTCAGTTCACTGTTAATCAAGGTTATATAACACCAGAACAAGCAAATGACCTATGGGCACGTCTCGAACAATGGAAAGCGGAATACCTTGATGAGGACAAGAGAAGGTGTTTTAAAATTCATGATGCAGAGTGGGTAAATCAAAATAAGGATACTAGACCGTCAGAAGATATTAGAGAAAATGGCGAATTACCAGATGACGATACAGACGGCGATGGAGAAGTTGATAGAGGACTCGGATGGAGAGAGTGTGAATGTTGCCCGTGTTGCCCGCCAACAAACTGTAATCTATGCTGGTATTGGAAAGCAAGAAACAATAACGTCTTTGTTGATCTCGGCTTTGTTAAATTTGAACCGGCTTTCAAAGGGGAATGGTCGGATCCTGAAAATATTAGTGTTCCACGTGGTGATTCTGACGCTGCAGTAGCTCGAAGAGCAGAAATAAGAAGACAACTCGAAAGCGTAAAGGTTACTGATCCGAATAACCCTGATAGGAAGATTAGAGGTATAAGAATTATAAAGGTAGAGCCGGGTAGGTGGACTATACAGCGTATAAAGATAGTACGTGATCTGGAGGATAAAGATGAAGATGGCATTCCTGATAATGACAAGTTTCCGGTTGAGGTGGAAGAAGGTACTGTAATAAAATACTGCTGCACTGATCCACCGTTTGGTGCTGAGGGATTTGTTGATGACGTTATTGAAGACGCACTACAAGAAGGAAGAGATGCCTTGGCAGCGGTAAAAAAAGCAGAAGAGGCGCTTGCTGAAGAACCAGCCGGGTCTGCAGGGGCAGAAGCAGCACAGGAAAAACTAGATGAAGCACAAGGGAGATTAAATCAGGCACGAATAGATTACAATATTGCTAAAGGTAATGTGGGTGGTCTTATACAACAAATTGTTGAAAACGAGGACTGGTTAGCTCCTCAACAAGAAGATCAATTGCGAACCTTATTATCGCAAGAGAGAAGGTTGCAAGAAATTCACGGTGGCGTGCCGCCTGAAGATCTCGAGCGACCAGATTGGGCGTTAAATAGGTTTGATAACCTATTAGCAGATCCAGAAAGAGCGCGCCAAGATATAAACGACGCATTGGCTAGAGAGCGTTTAATAGAAAACGATGAAAATTGGAATGCTGTTAAACCAGGCAACGAGCTTACTATAGGCGATATAAAGGATGGCGACCGGTTAAAGCAGTTTAAAAATGAAGACGGTGAAGTTGTATTTGATCCAAACAGAAAGAAGGACGCAAACAACGACGGTGTAATTTCTGAAGAGGAAGAAGAAAACTGGGAGGGAGGCCTGGAAGACGTTGCGAAAAATTTTGATGAAGATTGTAGAGAAGCATGCCGACCGATTTGTTTTAAAATTATTAATGCAGATTTTGTTAATGCTAATCCTATGCTTAATCCAGCAATTGACGTTTTAATGCATGTTAATGATCCTGCAATGAATCCGCAAAATAAAAAGAAGCCAGCAAAGCTTCGTACCAAAGATCTCGAGCCAAAAGATAAAGGTTTAGGTTGGGAAATGTGCGAATGTTGCCCATGCCCACCAACGGATGACACCCCTGGAGGACAACCCATTGGGCCGCCAAACCCACCAGTTACAAGGCCCCCAATAATTGTTGTCGGTGGTGGAGATCCGGTCTTTCCACCGATTCCTTCAACGACGCGTCGTCGCCGGCGGACTACAACCCCGACTACAACACCGACGGTGACAACGACAACGGTAACTACACCACCGCCCCCGACAACAATATGTCCACCGGAATCTAGAGGAGGACCTCGTTGCAATGTTCTAAAGTTTTAGTAAGTAATGTCGTATGACAGGCAAACTTACTATTGGTATATGTGTATACGATGACTACGACGGGGCATATTTTACCTTACAATCAGCAAGATTACATAACAGGGATATACTAGACAGGCTAGAGTTCGTTATTATTAATAACAACCCTAACTCTAATCAGGGTAAAGCGCTTTATAATTTTAAAAACTGGATTAAAGAGCCCACAACATATATTGAATACGATAACTTTCAATCCACAGCATTGCGATCAAAGATATTTGATTTAGCAAACACAGAATACGTGTTAGTAATGGATTGTCACGTGTTAATTGAAAACGGCGCGTTAAAGAAACTTTTAGATTATTACGATAGTGGGAAAGATGATGGAAATTTACTACATGGTCCTTTGCTCTACGATGACTTAAAAAGTTATAGTACACACTTCAATTTAAGTAAGTGGGGTGCACATATGTGGGGTGAATGGGGCGTGGATACAAGAGGTGAATATGCTAATAGTGACCCATTTGAAATAGAAGCGCAAGGATTAGGATTGTTTACATGTCGTAAAGATAGTTGGCTAGGCTTTAATTCTAACTTTAGAGGGTTTGGTGGTGAAGAGGGGTATATTCATGAAAAATACAGAAAACATGGTAAGAAAGTAATGTGCTTGCCTTTCTTAAGATGGAACCATAGATTTGATAGACCTGACGGGGTGCCATATCGAAACGATCTTAAAGATCGATTCAGAAACTATATGATCGGTCATCAAGAAGTGGGATTAGATACTAATCTTGTTATTGAGCAGTTTAAAGATGTAATACCGGAAGATTTTATTAAAGAAGTTAAAAGAGAGTTAAAGTTATGAAAGTATTATATGTAGGAAGCGGTAATTCAGCCAAACTCGTTGACGCGGTAAGTCTTGATGATTATGCAGTATGTTGTGTAAATAATGCATGGAGGTTATTTAGAAATCACCCAGTCGATGCTTGGATACGTTCTGGAGATTTTCCATCAGAACAAAAGCCTAAGCCAGGTGAATTTAAATTTGGAACAGAAGTAGGATTTCACGAATACGCTAAAACAGCTGAAGACGCAAAAAATTATTTTAATTGGGATATTAAGTCACCGCAGCATCATTGCGGGTACACTATATTTTTTATGGGGTTATACTGGATAATGATGTCGCTACGTCCAGAAAAGATTTGTCTCTTAGGATTTGATCACGACTACAACCCAGCTAAGGTTGAAAAGTGGAACCAAGCAAAGAGACCCAATTTACAGAATCAATTTTGCAATAAAACAGAGTCAAGTATACAAGAGTGGGGTGAGAACTTCTTCAAAAATTTAGAAGCAGATTCTTTCTACGGTTCGTACAGTACCCCGGATCCTCTCCGTCTTGGAGCTACACGCTTAAAGGACAAATTTAAATTAGCTTTAGAAAGCTGCGAAAAACTCAATATTGACCTGGTTAACTTTTCTCCTGTTGAATCAGAAATTAACATAGCTAGAAAAGAGCCTATAGATTCATTAGCCCCGTATTAATGAGTAAGGATTTAACATATGCATCTCATTTAATTGATGGGAAAAGTGTTGCTGTTGTTGGAAATTGTGAAAAAATTATAGAAAAAAAGGATGGATCGTGGATTGATGAACACGACGTTGTTATTAGATTTAATTTTCAATTTCCTATACCAGAGCTATCAGAGAGTCTCGGAAACCGCACAGATATTATGATTTGTGCGATGTCATTACTAAGAAAAACATATAAAATGCAGTGGCTTTGGAACAGCATACAACGGCGACATTATAAGTCACTTATAATGTCGACGCGTCGTTCAAAACACGTAGAATATCACTTACCGGTTAAGGCAGTAAAAGAGTGTAAAAATCTAATTTATAAGGAACCTACAACAGGGGCTACAACGGTGCATGCGCTTATGACTATTTTTCACCCAGCATCATCTACAGTATTTGGATTTGATGGACTTAAGTCGAGAACCTGGCCCTGCAGACCTGGAGGCAAAAAAAATAGCCGGTTCCATAGACCGGAGCTCGAACAAACTTGGCTACAATCAATAAGAAATAAAATAACAATTGTAAAATACGAATGAATTACGTAACCACATTATTTAAAAGACCCTCTAAGTTTCGAGATTTCGGAGCGGGATATAACCCGCAGTGGGTAAATTCTCTCTACTCAAACATTAAAAAATGGTCTCCAGACTCCACCTTAAGTGTAGTTACTGATTTTGAAAGTGGCTTTCTTCCGGAAATTCAAACATATCCTTTTATAAACTCAGAAAGAGGTTGGTGTTGCAAGTTAGAAATGTATAGACCTGAAATCGTTAAAGAACGTGCTATAATAATGGATCTCGATGGGTTATTTATTAAGTCACCAGAAGACATAGAACACCGGCAAGAATCTTACATTGTCCCTCGTAATCCCGGGCGTTTATGTAAGCTTTGCAATGGTTTCGTCTCTTTAAATTCAGATAAAGCTGACTACGTCTGGAATACGTGGTTAAAGAACAAAAACGACGACATTCATAACAGAAAATATTTTTTAAAGGGTCAGTTTTCAGAAATGTTCTGGCTTAATGATTACGTAAAACCAGATGCTCTATGGGATGACGTAACACCGGGTCAACTAGTAAGCTATAAAAAGCACTGTAACGAAGGTGACTTCGACGCAGGAATTCCACCAGCAGCTCGATATGTCTACTTTCATGGTAACCCTAAACAACACGAATTAAGAGACAAAAGATTCATTAAAGAAAATTGGACTTTTGATGACAAGCACACAAAGGATGTGCTTCATGTATTAAATACGGTAAAAAATAAAAAAAATGTAGAGATACCGCCTCCTATTAAAAAATTTAACACATATAATAAATCGTGTAAATTTGATTATAAAAGATGCCCATGTGATAAGCATTTTATTGATTACGTGGCGTCCTTAAACACTAGCGATCTATCTATATTTCATATCGGCACCGGTGGTCACCATATGGTAGGCGATAATCTTAGAAATCACAATATATTAGGTATTACTGCGTCGATTAAAGAATATCAGGAATATATGAATATGTTACAGACAGATCCGGAATTATGTCTCAAGTATAAAGCATTTTATGGGGACATGTATACCTTAAATACAGCACCTTTTTTAAATAATTTTGATATTATTACGAATTTTCACCTTTGTGAATATAGCAAAAAATATTGTAGTAAAAGAGGTAAAGATATTGAGGACTACGGGCAAACGACAGATATTAAATTAATTGAAACATTATATACAATGCTAAAAGATGACGGTAAAATGATAATGTTTAAAAAATCAAATAAAGGTAAAATTGCACATCAACTGGTAGACGACTCAGGGCTGTTTAAAAGATCTCATGATTATGAATCGTTAACCGTATACACCAAAATTCAAAAACCAAAAATTAATAATATTATTAATGCTGCGGAGCGAATACTAGTTATAGGAGCTCATCCAGATGATGAAACATGTTGGGCCGGTGGTTTAATTGCGTCGAACCCAGATAAAACGTGGGATAGCTTAACTTGCTCTGTTCCTGCTGATATTGAAGATAAAGTCCGGTCTGTTTGTTATATTAGAGCTGCAAACACCTTAGGTATTACAAATGCAATGTCACTGCCATTCGTCGAAGTTAAAAAATCTACTACCTTGGAGATGCCAGATATGTTAATTGATATGATATCAAAATACGACTTAATTGTAACGCATTCTGAAGCAGGTGAATATGGTCATAAACATCATAAATTTATTCATAAGTGGGTCGTAGCAAATATCCCAAACGTGCCAAAGTTATTTTTTGGTTATGGCTCCGGTACAGAGTTTAAATTAACAGATGAAGTTTATGAACAGAAAATGAACGCTTTAAAGTGCTATGATCAACCTACTAGACATCATAAAAATGTCCCGAAGTGGAAAAATCTCTTAAAAAGATATTCTGTTTTAAAAGAAAAATCAGAATATTTTATATTAGAGCAGCCCAAGGTAATTTATACCGGGACAGTTAGAAGCGGTGCAGGCGGCGCGTCTAAAGCGTTTGTTAGAAATGATAATTCGCGAATAATAGATATAGCTACATACACTGAAGAATTACCTTACCCAGGGACATTAAATATTAAGTTAAATAAAAATTTTAATTGGGAAAAATATTACATTAGTGCGGAAATAAACGATGCTCCGGACTGGGAACCGGCTCCGTGTAGATTATACCCACTTTTCGCAGAAATTAACAACACAATTATTTCATGTTGGGCAATTCGTTGGGAAAAAAATATGAAAAGATATAAACCGGACTTTATAGAACTAATTTCACAACTCCCACTACGAGAGACTTTTAACCTCGAAAACGGAAACGAAATAACAATTATACAGTCTTAGCTTACAAATTACCTAAAGAAGCCTCAACCTTAAGGTCATGTCTCATAGAGTGATATCTTTCGTCGATATACTTTTGGAAAGCTAAGGGTTTAATCCATTTATCACTATCTACATCTACGTCTTCTTGACCGCCAACTACTTCAAGAGCTTCAATTAAACACGCCCAACGAACTAGTTCATCAAATTCCATTGTTTTGGTACTACCATCTTTTAAATTAAATTTAAAATTTTTCATATTCTATATAATTATATTATAGTTCCGTTCTACTAATTAACGCAATCAGGATGTATATAAAAGTCATCTTGACTACCCATCTCTTGAACTAAAATGTAGCCTTTTTCTGCAAAAAGCTTTCTTGAAGGCTCAACTGTTTCTAGAGTTCGATAAACATCAGTTTCATAAGTTACACACTTAAACTTATAATCATCAAAAGGTATTTTATATAACGCCTGTAATGTTAACTGCGGAGGTTCAAGATCTAGAGAAAGATAATCTATAACTTTAGGCATATTACATTCTTCAAATAATTTTTTATAATCAGTAGTTAAAGCATCTTGATTAAAGACCATTTTAGTATCTCTACCTACTTCTCTCCATTGATCAGTTGAACTCTTATCGAGATCTAATGATATTCCTTTCCATCCTAGCTGATTTTCTAGTACGTAAGTATTATTGATATATATTGGAGCTCCACAACCTATATCGACCCATGTTCCGTTTTTTAGATTTTCAAGCACTTGACAAATCCACTTATCTTGTTGTATTTGAGAGTTAAATTGTAATTCCATTGTATTGGGACTACTATCTTTTAAGATAAACCTATCAATGTTCATATTCTATACAACTATATTATAGTTCCGTTCCTTGCTTGTACTCAGAGGTGATTTTAATTTCGTCATCTTCTGGAAGTTCTTCTTTTGTAAGATCAGCAAAGGTTTGGTTAATACTAATAGGCTGAGTAAGAAGAGTTGGTGTTACATTAATTTCGAGTCTAAATTCATTATTACATTTTTCACAAGTGTATGCGCTTTCCATATTCATGAATACATTCTCAGTAAAGGAGTAATTCCCGCAAGGGCAAGATATAGATACTTCACTTAAGTCAAGTAGTTGCTGTAGTTCGTTTTCAAATTCCGCAGTTAAATTATCTACTCTGTTTATTTTTAAAGAGGAGACAATAAACGCTGCTAAAAATTGTACAACAAAAGCGAGAACTGCTGTTTCCCAGAATCCAAATACATTACGCAATCCAAAACCAATAGCAGCTGATACTAATATGGTAATAAGAAGCGACCTTAAAATAGTCATATAGCTATTTTAGCCAAGTCACCCGGAATATCAAGTATCAAGTCATTAATCTGATCAATTTTATTGGTTATGTTTTGTACCGCACCCTTATTAATTTTTCCAGCTGCTTGATCATATGGTAGTTCTGTAGGATCACCCTGTACTGGTTGATTAACTGCGCGAGCTAACATATTACGTATATTTGCTAGTCTAGAGAAAACTTCACACAGCTCTTGATTCATGGGTTCAAGATCAAACGGTAAAATAGGCGGCGCCTTTTGATCTTTTTCATTATCTTTGTACATAGATATTTGATCCTGTACATTCATATGAAAATTAATAGGCTTATCTTCTGGGCCTACACTATAAGGAAATTCCGCTCCATCCATGTAATTATTTATGCTAGAGACTAAATAATTTTATGACTAAATTCGAAAGACGTTTTTTTAAATCTCTCACTGAACAAGCAGTAGAAGAGCGAGAAGCTTTTGAGGCAGAATTAGAGGATGGTACAAGTGCAGAAGACTTTGATGTTAATATTGATGTTGATGAGACTGCCGTAGAAGAAGATCCTAATGTAAAAGCTGCGCAAGCTGTAAGCGAGCGTAATGCAGCTATGAGAGCTACCCTCGAAGGATGGGTTGGTGAAATTGAAACCTTCTTAGAGTACTTAAATGGGTCGTCACCCAACTCTATTCAAACTCTTTTAGCTAATGCAGAGCCTGATACCATCTTTGATCGAATGAAAGCCTCTGAACAGCGTAAAATTGCTAGAGTTGCTACAGAGCTCGCAGCACTAAACGAGTCGTTTAAAGGTTACCTTGCACAAACTGGTAACGCTCAGTTTAAATACGTCTGATTTCGATATTTTTTAATTTCGGATAACCTTACAATACCTTCGATTCCGTCGAAGGTATTTTTTTCTATAAATTTCCACTTAATCTCATCTATCTTACAAGCAATTGCAATATCGTTAAAGTCTTTAAATTTCCTCCCAAATTTTTCTGGCCAAATAAACACTCTCTCCCCTTGTTTTAGTAATACTTCAGACTTTACTAAGGATGCTTGATCAACCCATTGTGAATCAAGTATCCACGTCTTATCATACCATTTAAGCGTTGTATTTAACTGCTCTTCCTGTCGTTGAGTAAATGATTTACCTCGTTCAGTAATTCCTGCCACAGCAACAGAATTTTTTGTAAAGAATGCGTTAATAGGTCCCTCAAATATATAAACACAATCATGATCACTGCTTACTCGATCAATATTAAACAAAGTTTTTTCCGCGTTTACCTTTCCTAGGTATTTTGGTTTAACTTTTTTGTCTTTGTTTAGGACTGTCCTAGTTTGATAAAACTCAATCTCATCACTCTCATTAAAAAACGGTATAACGAGTCTATTCTTATGAACCATGTCAGTTAATGATACATATAACGCTGAAGGTTTATTTACGGCAGTATCTAACCGCCTTTCCTTAATTAAATGCCGAACAGCCGTAACAACGTTGCTGTTACTATAAAAGTCAAGCTGAAGCTCGTCAGACAAATTAATACAGTCCTTAGGTAAGGTAGTGACTTTAAAGTCTGGTTTAGTATCTTGATCTCTATCGATAATATCTTTAGCATCTGGAACATGGTCTTTTAATTCTTTAATTATGTCTTTATCTGTAGTACCTGAAACTTCCTTTATCCATCTTAATGGCTTGCCAGACCAGCCGCAGTTATGACAAAATATATTTTCGTTTTTCGGAATATAATAACACCGTCTTTTCTTGCCTAACGATTTACCTTCTCTGCAGATAGGACAGCTGCATTGATAAACGTTATTAAATTTATTATACTTTGGATAAAAGCCTAGTTCAAAAAACTTAAGTATAACAAAGTCTTCAGGAAGCGATATCATTTAACTTATTATACAGACTTTTCATAAAAAACAAATTATGCCAGTCTTCTTTTTTATCAAGAATACGCTTAAACGAGTGTTCTTCACAATGCTCAAGGAACGTCTTATAACAGGGGTCTATTTTAACTTCTAATTGTTCCTTATAGTACTGCTTTTCATCTGGAAGCGACTCATACTTATCTAAACAAAATATATCTAAATTTCGTTTGAATATTTCTCGCTGTTTTTCGTCTAGCATATAGCTAGGATCCTCAAAATACCTTTTAACTGATGCTTTACCAAAACGAGGTATACCTGGTACATTATCCGACTTATCACCTGTTAAACATTTTGCTGTAAACCATTGCGATACATCACTATATCCTGTCTCTTCTTCAAAATTTCCTTCTTCAAAGAACTTTTTCCGGATGGGATCATATAAAGTGCACTCTGCACTGACCAGTTGCAGAAAATCTCTATCTACAGAAACTATAACCTTCGTACCTTCGTGTTCTCTGCAAATATACGCGACAATATCATCGGCTTCCAACTCACGGGGAAAAATAGAGTTAATTCCCATAGAATAGAGAATAGATTTAATTACCTCATTATTTTGATGCGGCGTTAAATCTTTTGATCTATTACCTTTATATTCTTTAAGGATACTCTTGCGTATATTGGGTTTATACTCTTTCTTTTCATCCCATACAAATATTGTATTATCGGGAACAAACTGCTTGACGTAGGAGCTAACAGCATTAAGCGTAAAGTATATGTGGAAGTTACTTACCTGGTAATCCGAGTGGTTGTTTGTCTTCTTCGACTGTGTCTTTGCTGTATAAAACGTTCGGTGTATTAAGTTGTTTCCGTCTATTATCAGGGTTTTCATTTTTTCTATATTGCGCCTCAACAACTGAATAAACGTCTTTAGGAAGCTTTTCTACAAATTTAATTATATCATTGTTCCTTCCGTTATCAAACGATTTTCGTGGAACATTAATATTTTCCATGGACGGGAGAATAAGGCACCCGATAGTATCTTCTTTAAGATCGACTATAGCGAACATTTGCCCTATGTAGTCACCTGTCTCAACCGCATATATGTCTCTCTTACAATAGCTCATCAGGCCCTGGGGGATTTAAACCTTTTATTGAATGCGCTTCAGATGCAAAATATTTGAGTAAAAAGGAATTAAGAGCTTCTGCTTGTTGCGGGGTATTTGCCGCTTTTATGTCTAAGTGCCTGCCATTGAAGTCATACCCCAATAAGATATAGCAATCTAAATATTCGCTAATTATAGAGGATATTCTATACGCTAAATCTTTACGGCGTTTAAACGTTTTTTTCTCTTTAATACTTTCCTTGAGAGCTCGTTCAACCATTTCTCTTAGCTCTTCATCATTATCGAAGCTTTGATCTTGATCTCTATCACCCATATTATTATTTATTTAAAAAATCACTTTCATCCTTCTGGCGAACACCACTCTTTAAGAGCTTTTGAACAACGACTTCAATAGAATCGGTCTTTAGGCTAAAATTATTATTAAAGTTTTGATTACCATCATTAAAGGAAAACAGATACTCTCCTCTAAACGGGGTGTTTTCAAAACAAGTAATAAAAACGGACGCTCCTCCCGGGTCAACTAAAACTGTCCATTTACGTGGATCAGATTCACTGTATTTAGTAAAAATTCGTAAAGTAACAAAATCGTTATCTTTAAGACGTTTAATAAAGTAGCCCGGCGTCTTTAGTTTATTTTTCTTTTGGTTCACGATCATTGAGTTAAGGCTGAGATTATATACTTTAATTTAATATCATTGCTCTGAATATCAAATACAACGACACCGTATTCAGTATTAACTCTCACATTAAACCCATCATCAATAACAGATAAAAGTCTTATATTATCTAAATTTACCGGTATGGGATCTAACGTAAAGTCCGCATCACAGACAGATAATGTAAAGTTATCAGTATTATGTCGGGCTCTATCTGTAAGCTCAGCCATCAATCTATTATTATCTGTATAAAAATAGATTTTATTAGTTTCATGAGCAAATCCACAGCCTTTAAAAATACGCTGTAGGGTGTTTTTATCTAATTTAAACTCTACATCGTACGTAAATTTATTAATTTTATCTAAATTAATACTAGGGCGAGTTATAAAACCTTCTTCGTAGAGATGATATTTAAATTTGATATCGTTGCCCTTGTATTCAATATTATTTTGATTAATGATAAGATCTACACTCTCACCTTCTATAGTATCCAGAACATGCTTAAACTTTTTAACATCTGGTATATTTAAAGTATTGTCTGCCCCATCAGTACCTGTTAGCTCGGTATGAAGTATCAACGTGTTATCTAGACTCGAAACAAGAGCTGATACTTTTTGATCTTTAATATCTAAAATTACACCTTGATCGTTAATTTTAGATATAGCGTCTAGAAACTTAAGAAATTCGCTTTTGTTTGTTAGCTTTAAGAGGTTTTCCATTATCTAATTTTAAGCTTATTTCTTTAAGAATCAAATTTTGCTTCTCCAGAATACTAATAAGCTTATCTGCTTTACTTGGTTCGCTAAAATCTAAATCTAGTTGTCCTGGTATACCTGGTTGTCCTTGAGGCCCTACAGGTGATGGTGGCGTAGCTTGTTGCTGTAACTCCTTCGCCGCTTGCTCCGGTGTAACAGGAGCAACTTGCTGAGGTGGCTCTTCCGCTGGTGGTGCTTGCTGAGGCGGTGGTGCTTGCTGAGGTCTTTGCGCTGTAGGCATTTTTGCTACCGATTCAAATGTTTGTCTTAATTGATCAGACTTGGGCTGTAAATTACCCGATTGACCTACAATCATTTGATCTTGCTTATTCATTTGACCATATGTCTGGCCAACAAATTGCATTAGGGCTGCTTTAGCCTCTGGCGTCATTGGTGGTTCTTGCATATTAAAGATCCTTTAACAAGTCGTCAATATCTTCTTCTACCGTGTCATTAGCAACAGCTACCGGCTCTGGCTCTGCTGGAGTTGCTTCCGGAACTGGCGCTGTTGTCTCCGGGGTAGTATCTTCAGTCTTGCAGTAGTAATGCTCGTTGAACATTTCCTTAAGATCATCATAAGACTTAAGAGTAAACACCTCGGTGAGATCAAACACACCATCATAAATATCCTTTTGCTGGTCTTCCGAAAGATCAACTTTACCAGCAGCGGTAAATCTCGAAGAAACGTATGTCGGAAAATCACCTTGCTGCTCAACCTTGATCTTAAAGTTTACACCTTCAGAACCAAGATCGAAAATACGTGGACCAAACTCTTCAGCATCTTCGCCTTCAATAGCTTCAGTAATAATTTTTTGAAGCTGCTTACCATACCGCAGAATTTTTACCTTACCGTTGTTGTCTGGATTGACAGGGTCGTCAATAACATAAACATTTACAAGCCATTTTTCCAAACGACGAACAGCACTCATCTTTTCTTTATCTTCTTCACTACCAGTACGAAGAACCTTGAAACGTTCTTCAGCGATAGGATCACGCTCACCAAACGTCTGCGGACTTAACGTCTGCACATACTGTCCAGTAGCAAAGGAATTCCACCCGTGATTGTAATAATGAAAAAATGTCTTACTAGGATCTTTTGCAAAAGGCAAAAGTCTAACCGTAAACGTATTACCGACCTTAGTCTGCATAATTTCGTTGAATGTAGCAGAGCCCTTACTATCAGAGCTTGCTAACGCGTCTTTAATTGATTGAAACATTGAAGTATTAAAAGTACTCATGCCATAATTATAACGACTGCGCGCTGAACTTCAACAGTTTTTGTTCTATTATTTTCAGACCCTTTTTTGCCTTTTCCTTAAGTGATTTGGAACTTAAAAATTTAATACGTGTCTTGGAATATAAATCTATAAAATCAGGTATAAACCAATTGAATATTTCTGTATCTATATCTTTTACTGCTGTATCCATATAAAGCGCGTGTAGTGTATAGAAATTGATATGGTGGTTTTTTAAATGATAAAATACTTCTGGTATTGCACTACCCGGTAAAAGATCCGAAGCTACTCCCGGTATATATGTTTTATATTCCTGGAGTGTTATTTTTTCTTCGGAACAGTATTTATAGATAAACTTTAAACATTCCTTTAATGTGCTAATAGTATCTTCACTATCCGGGTCTCGTGTTTCTTTATCTTTACAATATAACGAATAGCACTTTATAGCTCTTCTCGTATTAAAGAACGACAAATCAAAGTACTCATCCGGGCCATATACTTCATATGGCGCTATAAAAAAATCACTATAATTAATATGCGAGTATTTTGATAAAAGGTTATTAAGCTTTTTAAGAGCTACTTCATCTTTACTAGCTATATTGTCAAAATTTTGCCTTAACCGAACTGGTTTGTTCTTTGCTTTTCGAGACGCGTATAAAAAACTGTTATATATAGATTTTTCCTTTTCATTAATCATAACTTGATGTTTGAATTAGCATTAAGGAACTTTGTAATATATTTCGATTTTGTAATCGAAGGTTCAAAGTCTATAAATAGTTTAACTACATCAAAGTTAGTTTCAATGGTTAAAAGGTCTTTAAGAATATTTCGGAGTCTTTCTTCTTGTAATACTAGTATAAACACGTTCTGCAACGATAACTTTTTACCCTTTAATAAGGAACAAAATGTACAAAAACACATTAACAGGTGATCAGTTTCATCTTTGATCAAAGTTGAGGACGGTGATTTCGGGGCATTAGTAATTAACATGGGGTAAATTTTTTGGTTAAAGTTGCAAACTGTTCTGTTAACTTACCTCCAGCTGCTGAAGCATGACCACCGCCTTGACACAAGTTCTTAGCTAGGATACTAACATCCACATCGCTTAATTTTGATCTTCTAAACGAGACTGCTTTAGCTTGTGAGTTAACTACTATACCTATATCCGCGTTGTATTTTTTAATTAAAAAATGAGCTAGCTCACCGACTGCATAATTTCCAAATGTCGCGACAATATTGTATTCTTTAATTTTGCCTTTAAAAACGCCGTTGTTTTCGATTTGGTCCTTAAATTTTTTAAAGTAGAGCTTAATAGCATTTTTTTCATGAACTGTAAAATCTCTAAACCCGTCACAAAATGCTGAAATAAAGTTTTCTGTTTTTGGAGAATTTAAATTATAATATATTGCATTTAATTTAAGAGATTCTTTATACCTTGTATTATACCAATCATATGTACTAATATACTCAATCATTAATAACTGTTTATCAGTTAGATGGAGCAAATGGTCACCAAACTTATTATAAATTAAATCAGGTGTTGATGGGCTGTCTTCTAAAATAACTTTTGCTTTTTTATAAAGTGATTTATTGTTAATGTGATTTTTATGCGTGTCAATAACAACAACATTATGACGATCAGCTAACTTAATTTGTTCCGGAGTTAAATTTAACTCAACAATATAGACCCTATCATAATGATCTAATGTTTGCTCTGCGCCTTTGAATCTACCAGTAAAAGTATACTCAGAGACGTCATTGACACTAAATGTTTTAGCATCTTTATATAACCACTTTAAAACGAGAGCAGACCCAGCTCCGTGTAAGTCAGTATCTGTCCATACTTGGATATTCACTATTACTATTTACAAAGAGTTCCTTACGATGCAAGTCCCGCTAACGCATTAAGAGTTTCCATGCTTTCGTCCTCAAATTCTACGTCATCAGCTTCCTCAATAGAAAGAGTTGAATAGTTAATACGCATAGCTTGTGATGTACCTCTTGGACCATAGCGATTTTTCATCATCCCCAACCTAATAATTCCTAATTCTCTATCTTCTTCATTTTGAAAGATAGAGCATATTACGTCTGCAGTTGCTGCAAGACCAATAGATTCAGAAATAGTAGCTAGATCAGGATTATCAGTATCAAATCCTGCTCGATTTAACTGCGTTGCAGAGATAATAGGACAATTAAACAAATAACTCATAGCACGCACTTGTTCGGTGACGTGCTTAATTCGCTCATATGAGTTATTACCCATTGTAGAGTGCATAAGGTTAAGATAGTCAAGTACAATTGCATCTAGCTCAATACCCTGTTCTTGAAACTTCTTAATAAAGCCTTTTAACTGATTTGGAGTAATGGTTGATGGTGGAAACTCCTTAATAAAAATTTTACCTTTTTCTTCGCTTATGGCTTGTTTAATAGCTGGAGTATTACCAACTAACTCCTTCATAGGTACCTTTGTTACATTAGTACAAATACGTCTAGCGTAAAGAAGCTCTGACATCTCTAGCGTTACAAGCAACACATTCTTACCTTCTTGTGCAATGTTGTGTGCAATGTTGCCTAAAAAGATAGATTTACCGATATTTGTTTCACCAGCAAAAACATACAACGATTTCCCAGCTTCTAAAAATCCACCCCCGAGGTTATTATCTAACCATTCCCACTTACTTGGAATATGTCGTTCAACGGAGTTAATATCATCTATTAAAGTATCGATATTAGAGTATAGGTCTAATCCCAAGTCGGTTACAAGACTAATGTTACATGATTTTTCAAATTTATCTAAAACATCAGATGTATCTACCTTACCACTAGATACATCTTCTGCTACGTTAAGCATTGTATGATAGACAGCTTTTTCTTTTAGGAACTGTTCCGTATTATCATATAATTCATCACGATCTAAGTTCTTATCGATATCATTAAACGATTGTACTAGTTCTTTAAACGAACTCTTTTGTTCATCAGATACTAAATATGATTTAATTTCGGTAACAGTAGGAAGCTTGTTTCGATTTTCGGAAAAGTCTTTAATAATACTAAAAATACTCGCAATTGCTTTGTTCTTAAAGTAATCTGGTTGAACGAAGTCAGCAATAGAAGCAAGATAAGTCCCATCAGTAAGAGACTTATACATAAGGACATTTTCAAAATAATCTAAGTCCAGTTTACTCACAATATAATAGTATTATAGGTTATTTCGTTTTCCACTTGTCTAAAAACCACTGCTGGCCTTCGTTAAATTCCTTAGTAAAGGAAGTAAGACCAGGAGAGTTATGTGTTATTAAAATATCACCTACGCCTAATTTAAATCCCTCTTTATGGCATTGCATAGAATAATCTAAATCATAAAAATGCCATTTAGATGGACAATTTTCATCAAAACGAACCTTTTCAAACACACGACGGTGGATTGCTAAAAAGACGCCATCTAGTAACACAACTCGCTTTGGATATTTACCAAAAGCTGTCATATGTTTATTATTTTTATCACCGTGAGCAACTGCACCATATAAATTACCGGATCCAAAACCACCACCCATTAGATGCCATAACGCTGGTGGCTTTAGTTTAACCTCTGTAGTTCCGGCGCACCCTATAACATCAAACCTTTCGAATAGACTATCTAATTTACTATCAGAGTAGTTTTCCAAAATAACATCATCATGTACTAATACCAACTTTTGTACATTTTCTTGAATTGCAAAATCAATAGCTTTATTGTACACCTTTTGCAAGGAGTCTTTATTATTTTCTTTAAAAACGACAGTATCTTTTTCTGTTGTTTTCCATAATAAGGTATCTTTTTCTTTACCTGCTGTTGCTGAGAATATCATTGTATCCATTATATAAACGAGAACGGTGAATCGTGTTTAAATTTACCTACCTTGTTCCATCTACGTGTTTTGTTATTCAATTTTACTATAACACCTTCTGGAATTTCTTTAAACCCTGTACCTAGCATGGTTGAATAGTCACCTTTTGTATTACAGTGGAGAATAGATCCGGATCTTGCAAGGAAAACTTCATTTGTATCGCAAAACACAATACTTAAAGCATAGGTCCCGGATAATAATTGCAACGTCTTTTTAATAATAGGAACAGGATTCACCGCCACAAGCCCCTTGCTGTGTTCTTTTTGTGTAAAGTGTTCTAGTATATTAACAATTACTGCCGTGTCTACATTATTTTGTATAAAACTGCAGTATTCTTTTTTAAGTTTTTTATGGTTAGTTAAAACACCGTTATGGGAAACCATCCATGAAAGAGATTCAAAAGGATGTGAAGTATCATACTCCCATGTTCTTTTGGCTGAAGTTGGAGCTTGAACATGTCCTAAGAAATAGCTAGCATCTGGTTCGTATGTATATTTGTCGAAGTTTATATCACCTTTCTTTTTACGTATAAATTGATCGTCATCTGATAGACTTACAATGCTACTAGCAAAATTACCCCTCTGTTTGTTTGCTTCGTACAATACTTCAAACATAGAAGTATCAAAAGATCCAAAAATAGCGCACATATATTATATTAGTATATGATAGCTATTATTCAATCTTCCCAATCAAACTTAAAGCCGGGTTCCCACATATATGAGTTATCAACATACCGACTCGAGGGACCATCCGGTCCTTCTTCTCTAATACGTTCACAGATTTTTCGCATTCTTAGTATATGCGGGCTAGGTTCAGCTACAGACTTTCTACGCTCTTCTGGAATCCTCCAAAACAAATCAATATTACCAAACTTACTGTCTTTAGCTAAGCTATAATCTGGGTAATCAACACCATCAATAGTAAACCACTTTTTCTTTTTCTTTTTTGGTTTTTCGATTCCTAAATTTTTAAGCGTCTTTTTACCTAGTCCTTTTACTTTAAATAGATCTTCATTATTTCTAAAAGGCCTAAACCCTAAAACACGTTTAGCTGTTGTCCTCCCTACACCAGGCAGTTTACACAGCTCTTTCTCTGTCAATTTGTTAAAATCCTTATAATTTAGCTTCATAGGTATAAATATATTATATGAGTTCCTTCGATTATACCGACAATTTTTGCGGCTTTAATGATTTATTCAACCGGATAGAGATTTTACAAGAAAAAGACTGGAAAACAATGGTAGGGTCTGCTAAACTCCGACCTGAGTTTGCGAAATATAAAGCTGAAGATCCAAAGACAGGTAAGATGGCACCTCCGGGTGGGCTATCTAGGTTAGCAAATCTGCTATATATAACTGCATTAGGTGAAGCACATTTAGATATGATTAGTGGTGAAGTAGCCAACGCATTGGCCAGAGCATCGACATCTACTACGAATCTTCCAAAAGTGTTGCTTCAGCTAGCACCTGAAGTGTTTGAGGAACTCTTTAATGATGAAAATCCTAAAAGCGTTGAAGTAGCAGAGTATGTCAACAATCCGGAAAACCGACCAAGATTAGTACAGTATATTATAAAAAACTTTACACCAAAAAATAGAGAATTTATAAAAGATGTAGACCCTGAGGATTTAGATGACGCGGTTGGGGATGCAGTTGATGATATAGAAAATGCTGCTGATACAATTAGCGGTGACTTTAAAAAAGAAATAGACAAAATAGTATCTGCCGACCCGACAACATTTATTGAAATTAAAATTCAAGACATGGATCGAGCTGAAGATGTTAGTAAAATGGTTTCGCGATATGCTAATGAAGACGGTGTTGAGATTACTAACGATGGTGTTCAATTTAGTATTGACCCGGATATGCCGCTCGCTATAGCAGCAAAAAATCTAGCTTTAAAGGGACTGGAGCAAAAAATTGAGAGTGAGTTGCAAGGCGATATTAGTAGAGTTACTGACAACATAGTTATTTTACATCTTCCGCAAAAAGTAATAGATCAAGCTGAGACTTATTTACGTTTTAAAGATCTTCCTGGAGCTGAAGAAGATTACGAGCAAATAGATGACGAAGAATATGAAGGACCATCAATGGCTAATAACCCGGGTGGTGCTCCTAGTTCTTACGCGCAGGGCGAAGAGGGTGGTGGTCTAACTACACCTGAAGACAATGAGGACTGGATTCAAAAAGCAGTTGATCCGGATCATGAGGGATATTGTACGCCTATGTCTAAGAAAACTTGCACGCCAAGACGAAAAGCTTTAGCTAGAACATTTAAGAAAATGGGAAGGGAAAGAAAAGCAGAAGAAGAAGAAGATGATTTGCACGATTATATCAAACGAACACCAGAAGAACTTGAAGGCTACGAACATGAGCAAGCCCGGGAAGAGATAGACGATATCTCCGGAGATCGCTGGGGCGAGAAGTGGGACTTAGACTTTAATAATTTACACCCGGGACTGAATCAAGCTATTACAGATTTTGAGGATTATCTTATTGACATGAATAACCCGGATGGAACAGATGCATCCTTACACGATCTTAAAGATATTGTAGATGAAATTGTTGCTGCTAAAGTATTAGATGATGATGTAAAAGCGCAAGTTATAGGTTATTTAAAACAAAGAGCTCGGCATGCCGGTTTAGATGAATTTGAAATAACTGGAGAAGAAGGTATTTTTAGTGATGTAGATAATCCTCCGTATGTTCCAGAGTGGGAAATAGATGAGGAAGAACGTATTACTGATGTATTTTATAAATATGTTGATAAAATAGAACAAGATATTTATAATGGTATGACTTTTAAAGAATCAATGATTAGTAATAAAATAGATCCTTCACATTGGAATAATTTACTTGACATATATACAGAATATATGGAAGATAAAACAGAAGGTCCATTTGAAACTGGTTTTGAGAATGAAGAAGAGTTTAGTTATAGCCCAATGCTCGACTCTTATAAGACAAGTACTGCAGGTTATCTCACTGAGCAAGCTGCTTTAGACAAACGTAATAAGAAGACAGAGGTTAAACCTCAATCCTTTAAGGAAAAATACAAGCCTAAGACACACTGGCAGTTACAAGAGCTTAGACGTTACGGTCTTTAAGCGCACTCTTTGCAATTATTTTCTTCGTATAGCTTATCCAACTTGTCTTGTTGGATATAAGTGATAGGGTCTTTTAAACCAGCATCTACAAACCCCTTGACTCTCATACTACTCGACGGTGTAGTAGCATCTGCTAGTTTATCTTTTCTATCTGAATAACAAGTCCAAGTATCTTTAAACTGGACCCCTAGCCTAGCACCCTCTTTAATAATTTCAGCTTTAGACATTTCAAGTAACGGAGCTTCAATAAAGATTCTATTCTCTCTATTAAGATCAGTAACGTTATTAACTACATCTACAAACTCTTCACTGCCGTCCCAATAGCCAGCTAAAGAATCTACTTGTGCGGCGCCATACCAAACAGTATCAGCACCAACACTCTCAGCATACGAAGAACAAATAGATAAAAACATTAAGTTTCGAAACGGTACATATGATACGGGTTGTGCATCACCGGCCATTTCGCTAATATTAGGATTATCGATATCTGTATTAGTTAGAGACGACGTCGGAGCAATATCCTTAATGTATTTAACATCTAAGATTTTATTAGTTACAGTTAAATTAAACCAACCACTAAACAGCTTGTTAAAATTATCAATTTGTTTTTTAACACACGCTAGTTCTCGTTTATGCCTCTGTCCATAGTCAAAGGTTACTGTATGTATTTCTTCATAGCCTTGATCTTGTGCCATATACAATAGCACAGATGAGTCCATGCCACCACTAAGCGTTAGTACTAACTTTTTCATTAATTAAATCATCTAACGAATTAATTTCATCCGGAGCCTCTTCTTCTTTATTGCTGTATGACCACTCATCTTTAATTCGTTCTTCAAGTTTTGGAAGAATAGTCTCTTCCCAAAGCTTTTCATCCTTTCTCCAATTCTTATAATAACCTAGCTTAGTACCATCTTCAAGCTGATAAGTCGCACCAGTTTGTACAACAGCACCAACACCCACGGCCAAATCAACTAAACCATAGTAACGATCAAGACCAGAAGAGAAAGACAAGTAGATTTCCCCTTCAAGGTATTGTTTAATGAATCGATTCTTTCGAGTTAGAGCTCGAATAATAATTCCAGAATATTTTTTCTGACCTACAGCAAGTTCTCCATCAACAGTCTTACCACCATCTGATTTCATTGGTTTACGCGCTAACTGAACTGTTACTGATGGGAGATAAACGCACGACTTACCACCTGGCATGTTCTTCTCGATAGAAGGAAACAAAGCAGTGGGGTCATCATAAACATGGTTAGTACAAAGAATAGTAGTTTGAGTTACTGACCCTAAATTAGTACAAGTTTGCATTAATGTTTTCATCGCACGTGCTTTTGTACCCATATCTGACGAAGTACTATCTTTACTCATACGTGAAAGTTCCAATTCAGATTGAAGGTTAGCTAATGAGTCAATAGCTACAATGAACTTACCCTCAAGACCCTTTTCTCTTACAGCCATGAGGAACTTATACAAAGAGTTACGTGCTTGTTCAATGCTAGTACAAGGAACGTATTTAACTTTACTAATATCTAAACCAAGTCTTTCAGCTCCTTCAGGGTCAATAGCATTCTCTGTATCAAAAATAACAGGAGTAAGTCCTTCATCTTGAGCTTTAGCTAAAATCTTCTGCACAAACAATGACTTACCGGTCATTGATTCACCAGCCAACATTGTTACTCTTCCTTTTGGAATACCACCATGAATAGAACCGGAAATAATAGCGTTAAGCACATATGAACCAGTATCAATCCACTCACCAACATGGCTAAGTGTGTTGTTATCGAGGTAAGTTGCAAAAGGGTTTACTTTATCAATAGCATCTAACGCGCTAGTAATATCTTTATCCATATATAAGATTATATTTTAGTATATATGTTTTTCAACTGCCTAATTTGTTCCAAAAGGTGTAAAACGTTGGTTCCGCGAATAGTATCTGTTTGTATAGTCATGGGGTAGTTGAGTTCTGTATCAATTCTTATACCCTGCACATCACACTCTGGTGTAACCATATCATCTACATAGTCATATAACCCTTGCCTCTTAAGATTTTTGTAATGATAATCAATTAATGGCTTTGTAGTTTCAACAACAACATTAGATTCTGCCATCATTGTTAAATACCTAAAGTATAGCCCTTCGTTTGTGGTTAAATCAGCTATAACAATTAGGTTCACATAATTATTTACATAAAAAAAGCCCCTTTCGGGGCTTTTTAAAAGGGTGGGTGAGAGGATTTTCTGGTTACCTCCAACTTTCAGTTAGGCAAGATGCAGTTTCATCTTTTAAACCTACTTGTGCCCCGCATTATACACTTAATAGTCAGTTGACCCTCCATGCACGTCAGCAGTCCCTTTAACACTCTTGCTTAAAATGTTTATTCAGGCACACCCGGGTTGGGCTAGCTAGGCCCATTTAAATTGTTAGACTTTATATGTTTTAATATATTCTTCTTTTTTCCTACGAGGTACCTCTACCTCAAGGACTCCATTGACATATAGAAATTTAATTTTGTTAAGATCAAACTCCCTTCCAACTGAGAACGACCTATTGTAGGTTTGTTCCTTTTGCCCGTCGTGGGCTATAATTTTACGCTTTGCCTTGATATAGACTTCGCGTTGATCGGTGTCTGTGGAAAGATCTAAATTATCTTTCGTGACTCCAGGTAGATCAATTTGTACGCCTAGTGCGTTTTCATCCGATGAAAATCGAACTTGATCTCCTGTTTTATATACTTCTTCCAACTGGTGGAAGACTGGCGTCAGATTGAAAAAACCATCAAAGGCTCTTTCGATTTCTGCGATTGGGTTGTGTGTGTATTTAGTTAGTTTCATAGTAAAATTATTTATAACACTGATTATAGAATCTACTGAGTATCCTCAGGATTTTTCGCAGCCCTTTTCTTCGCTCTGTCAACTTCGGAAAGAGTAAAGAGTAGAGGATCTTGCTTATATCCTTTTACTAAGAGATACTCTGCGCTCTCTGTCTTAAATTTTGGGTTAGTATTTTTTACGTACTTAACCACGTCCTTTTTACGGAAGAAAAACATATTGTTACTTGCTGGTCGCCAACTCTGGCTCCTCCTCATCATCAAAGAGCTTAATTACTTCGGGCTCTTCACCAGTCCCTTGCTGGGGTTCCTGAATTGGTGGGTTGGGGTTGTTAATATTATTATATTGGGAAATAATACGCTCATCAAGCTCTACATCCGAAACACTAATTGAGCTCTTATCGAAAATCCAATTATTTTTGTCCTTGTCTTTTAGGAACTCCATAAAGATATACGGAAAAGATTGTACCTGAAGTTGCCCGGTCTGTTGATCAGGTTGAACATGAATAATTACAGGGTTAAAAAGTGTGAGAGAGTTTTTAGTCTCTGCTGTCACCTTACCTACAACAGTTCGGCCAATGTGATCGACGATAGTCTTAATTTTTTTGTCTGCCATATTATTATTTTAGTTAAAAATTTTAAATTGCAACTACTGAAATCTTAAAGAATTTGCTATTTCATAAGCTTCGTTGAGAGCCTCTTTAGCTGGTTTAGAAAGATAAGTAGATTTGTCTGAAGCATGATCTAAAGCTTCTCTCATAACAAAAATTGATCTTCGAATCTTTTCAATTTCCGGAGAATTAATAGTTCCAGTGCCATTATCTTCTCCTGTAATTACCTTTTTAAGAATAGCTAGGGTCTCCAAAATACCCCGAGCTTTACCTCTATTAAAAGCAGGATGGGCCTGCTTGGTGTTATCGTCTTCAGGTCTGTCTGTGTATCCGCCGGGTTGTAATGCCATGAGTCTATTTATGTAAACAGGTCGAATAATTCAACTTGTACATTTTCAGCAGGTTTACGAATATTCCAACCTACACAATCGTAAAATCTTTCAATACCTTGAAACAAAATCTTTTCAAACATTTTGTCATAATCAATCTTAAATGTATCTTTAAACTCTTTGGGGTAATCATACTTAAAACCGATACTATCTAGTCCATACTTATTGGGTCGCTCCACGTACATGTACCGTACCTTATCTCCCGATCCAAGCGACTCATATTTGTTACCTGTGCCCAATTTATCTAAAATCAAATTATAAAAATATGCTGACTTAACATGAATAGGCATACTTTTAACCGTTGTAAATTCATTACAGGCGTCCGCGTACTTTTCATAGCCTTTAACACCCATTACAAATGCAAGTTCTTCAGGCTTAAGTTCCTTAAAGATGTCATATGTTTTATTAAGTACTTTATTTGTCTCTGTTAAAGACTGCGTACTTAACATTGTCTCAATAATCTTCTTTGCATACGGTTTGATAGCATTAGGCATAGTTGTACGTACTACCTCAACCCCCGTGTACTTAAACTTATTTTCCTTAATGCCCTCATCATCCAATATATGCATTACGTATCTTTTCTTCTGCAAGAAGACACCTACATCAGCTATACACTCACGTTTAAATACAAATCGACTATCTTTCGATAAGAGAGATTTTTTTGCCCATTCATATACCCCTTTGTTTAAATAGTCTTCAATCTCTTGAATTTTATCATGCGTATCTTGATGCACATCATCCCCGTCTAAAAAGTTTAAGCCCTTGCTAACAAGAGGAGTAATAGAAACATATGACGAATCCGTATCATTGTAAACAATACATTCTTCAAGTTCTTTATCAGAGATATCGGGTATCTCTTTTTTGATAAATTCCTTGATAAGTTCATTTGAATATTTAATAACCGCTTGCCCGGTTAGCGTGACTGAAGATGCAATATCATCATCCCCAATTGGAGCGTTCTTATTGCCCATATACCCATAACATGAGTTAATAAGAATTTTTATTACCATCTGCGAAGTGTTAAGTCGTTCAACTTCGTACTTTGCATCAATAAATTCCGGAGAGTTCTTTTTAAGTTTTTTGAGCTTAGTTTTAGCCTTAAAGAGCTCTTTTTTAATCTTTACTCGTTGGTTATAGTAATATTCTAAAAATTCAGGTATAATGCCCTTCTTCTTTTGCGTAAACAAGAAACCGGCTTTCGACAAAGCACACTCTTCCTCTTTAATAAACTTTGCAAACGCCGGTTTATCGAGTTCAAAGACTCTTCCACTGACATGTTGTATAGTTACCTTTTGATCAGTCGTTCTTTCTACTTTACCTACTTTTGTTTCCGGTGATGTATTGAGAGATATCATCACATTAGGATATAGTGAGTTCGCGTCAAAAGAAACAATATGATTTTTAAATCCGTTTTTTGGTTCAGCTACATAAGCACCAGGATTTTTACCTGTATCGGCATTCCGTAAAAATGTTGCAATAACCTCGCCTCTTTTTCTAGCTCTAATACAAAGAGCACCATTAATAACTTGAATGGTGCCCATAGCGCCTTCTAAAGTTGTTAAACCAACATAAGATAACTTACGCAACAAAGGAACATATTGAAGTTTTTGTTCTAGCCTAACTAACAAATTAACGTCTTGGATGTTATAATCAATAAAGGTGTTCCAATCTTCATCTGATAAGGTCGCAAGGTTTGTATCACCGTAATCAATCTTTCGTTGTCCAAGCTCAACTTCGCCAATAGCATCTAGTTTATATGACTCTCGGAGTTTTAAACAAAAGCGCTTATAAACATCTAGATAATCTAAACACGCAATACCATCTATATAATATCTTTTTAAGTCACGTCCAAACTTACCCTTAACCGCTCTAAAATGTACACGTCCAAGCGGTGACAGCCTATCAACATAATCTTGACCGAGTATTCGTTCGATTCTGTTAATAATATAAGGTATATCAAAAAATTCTGAGTTCCAACCGCTTAAAATATCCGGATAATCGCGTTCTAGATACTCGATAAATCTAATAAACATTTCCCGTTCATCTTTGCAATGAACATAATTTAAATCTGACCGACCGTGACCTGTATAAGGTTTAATGCCAAAGGTATGAAACTTTTTTGTAAAGTTATCATAACATGTTATAACGTTAACCACGTGTGTCGGGTCTTCTGGATTTGGAAAAGAGTCCGGAGAATATGTCTCAATATCTAACAGGCACGTTTTAAGTGGTTGCGTACTAAATTCGGGCTCTTCATTTTGCTCCCAATATAAGTCGAGTAAAAACTGCTGCGCCGGCGGCATATTTTCAAACACACGCTTAACATTTGACTCCCTTACAAATCTCGACCGGTCGTAGCTTGTATTAAATTTACGTTTTTTAACCTTAGTACCGTAAATCGATGTCTTATCCCCTGCTCCACTTTCAAGATAGAGATACGGTTCAAAGGAACATTCATGCATTACACGTTTACCGTCTTTATCCCAGGTAAACAAATTAACGCAACGGTTTCTACCGTTATAAACAACATTCCTATATGACATCTACTATATTATAGTATATAGTAGTTCCTAATTCCATCTCTTTAAATGCACTCTTTCATCGCTGCCCCACGGTGTGTTGAGACTTTCTAAATAAGCGCGTACATTTTCGTCTTTTTCTAATATTCGCTTCTCTGCAATTCCTCTTAGTTTGCGGATATTACTATAATAGCTACCTTTATTTTTAAATGCCAGTATACTATTAATTTTGTGTTCAAACTCTTCTACTGTTGTAAACTTTAAGGTGCTTGGAGCTGAATTATATGTCTCCATATCTTGACATAAACACGGTATGCCTAAGGTACACGCTTCAATAAATTTAATATCAGATTTTGATTTATTAAAATCGTTTACTTGAAGAGGCGCTACCATAAGCTGTGCATCTAGGCTTGCAATAAGGTATGGGTATCTAATTAAAGTTTCCCATGGGTAAAATTCAATTTCTCTTTGCTGTACCAAGTCTACTAATTGAGGTGGAAACGCCCCAACAAATATCCACTGATATTTTTTAACGGTTTTTCTAATAAAGTCTCTTACATGAGACATATCATCCTGGCCACTAACCTTATTATCAACATCGTAATGAGCTCCGGAGCCAGTGTATAAAATTCTAGGTCGCTGTTTATGTTTTTTAAATGCCCGTTCTACTTTACGCGGATCGTATAAATGACCGAGCCAGAAATTAGGAACAAAATTAGGAATCACCGTAATATTTTTTTGACCTGTTTTTTCGGTGTATAATCTTTTCATGAATTCACAGGTTACTGTGACTTCATCAACCATATTAATAATATCAACGCAGTTTTGACGAACTTCTTCTGTATCGAAGGCAAATTTAAATTTATTATAATCAGGTATTACTTCCTTAAACACCACATCATCGACTTCGTAAATAATTTTAAACCCGTGATCTTGTTGTACTTGTTTAAGGAACTTAATAAATTCTTTTTGCTGTGACGAGGCTTGGCGCTGTACCTTTACTGTTTTAACACCTGTATACCATCTTGGATCAACTACCATTGCTGTAGTTGATTGCGACATTCCATCACCTCTAGCATTAATAACTGATTCAGGCCACAAAATACGCCAATGACCACACCCAGAATAATCTGCTAAGTAATTTACATATCTCGGTAATGATGCTTCTTTAGGTTTAACATCATCAGTTGGTGGTGCCTGTGGTAGTTGTTTAGGTACTCCGGGGAGCCCTACTACCGGTGCAGTAAACGGTTGTGGAAAAGGATTAGCGCCTAGCATCATTATATATAGTTTATCGTTCTGTATAATCTACCCTCGTAGTTATACCGTTTTCTTTCTCGAGATAAATTACATCACCTGTAACCGCTTTAATCGATTCTTTACGATGTGATATTACAATAGAACACTCGTCTAACTCTTCAACCCTATCTTGTAAGATTCGTGTAATAAGTTCGATTCCTTTTTCATCAAACGAAGAATCAAAAAGCTCATCATAAATTGCAATATTGTATTGTACACCGCCCTGTAATCTTCTTATATCAGAAAATGTAAACAAGCATGCTAGGTCAATTGACTTGCGCTCTGCTCCAGAAAAGTTAAAATAGGAACATACTTTATTTTTTTCGTTTAATATTTCTTCTTCAAAATATTCGTTAAAAATACAAATTGAATTAGAGTCTAATCGCTTAAGATAGAGAAGTAATTTACTGTTTAAAAGTTCCAATAGCTTATTTACAATGTAAGACTTAACACCTTCTTCTGAAACAACGTACTTTACAATATCTAACTTAGCTAACTCACCTCTAAACTTTTTAACTTTCTTCTCAAGTTTATCTACACGTCTTTTCGTTTCAACAATTAACGTGTCAAAATCCGTATCAGTAGATTCAATAGCCTCTAAATCACCCTCTAATTCCTCCTGCCACTTATCTAGCTGCTCAATTCGCTGTTCAATGTTCTTTTTATTTTGCTCTTGTAATCTTGCTTCAGATATTTTGTTCTGGCACTGACTTATGGCCTTTATAAAACGATCCTTTCTTACTTTTAGTTCCTTTAACCCGTCAGAATAGTTTTTAATGTCTTCTACAGCTTCATGAATCGCTTCTTTAAGTTTTTTCTTTTCTTTAGCTATTAACTTAGCATCATGCTCCTCCATATTACGAAGACATACTGGGCACTTTTCTTCATCTGTACCCATCTTTTGGTATCTCTCCTTCCTGGTGGCAGCTAAAGCTTTATTACGAGCAACAGCTTCTAAGTTAGTCTCAATTTTAATATCATGATCAGAGACAGCTTCTTCAAGAGAGGATATTTGCTTTTGAATTTTACTAATATCTACTTCTTCAATTTTATAAACTTCCTTTTTAAGCTTTTCCTTCTCTTCGGTATTATCTTTTTGACGACCGAGATATTTTTCTTTTTTATTTTTTCTAGTTTGAAGAATTCGCTGTTTTTGGTCTTCATAGTTGTTATACGCTTTTTGAATCTCTTCTAATTTGGTCAACTGTGTGTCATGCTCACGCGATATATCATTATACTCATTCCTTAAAGCAGTTAACATGGTACTGAAAATTTCCATGCCAAAAATATCTTCAATAAACTTTCGTTTTTCAATTTTATTTTTAGCCATGAAAGGTACAGCATTGTTAACTGTCATAATAACACAGTTTTGAAAGATGGAGGGTGAAGCGCTTAACACCCGACTAATGTATGCTGTAGTGTTTTTAATACTATCTCTTGTCCGATCTACACCATCCTTAAAGATAAAAACCTTCGAAGGTGATAAAGTACGTATTATCTTATAATTGTTCTTCCCACGGGGCGAATCAAGTTCGAAATCTAATTCCACATGTGTCTTACCGTTAGTAAGATTATTAGGTATGAGATCCTTTTTAAGTTCACGTAGTGTTTCGCCAAATATAGCAAAATATAAAGCGTCCGCTATTGTACTTTTACCAATAGCGTTCCTTCTATCAGGCTTATCTTTATTTTTACCTGTAATGACATGAAGACCTTTACTAAATTCTATTGTAACGGGTTCTTCTCCTACAGACAGAAAATTTACTATACTAAGCTTCTTAAAGTTTACTTTTTTCATATAAACCAAGAGTGTATTTTATTATCTCTTTTTTATTCTTAATTTCAAGGAGATTTACAAACTCTTCTATAGCTTGAGGTATGTCAATCCCGGATAGGTCTTCTTTATTTTCTGTATCATCAAGTAAGCGGTTGAAATTTATATCATAATCAACGGTCAATACCTCAGGTTTAAGTAAGGTTAATTTTTTAAGCAATATATCCATATCAGCTTGTGATATATTCATATCAACCTTTAAGCGGGCAATATTACCAGCAAATAAATTTACAACCTGTTTGGTTATTTCACCTTCTCTAACTAATTCACTAAGGGAAATCTTTTTATAGTTTGGAGATATGTTATTTGGCGTAAAGTCATACTCTAGAGTGTCTAAATCTAATATATAATACCCTTTTTGGTTACCAGTGTCACCAAAATCCATCTGAAACGGGTTGCCAACATATAGAATAGTACCTTTACCAAACTTCTTTTCATGTCTTGTATGGAAATGTCCGGAGATTACTAGGGGACTCTTTTTAAGTAAATCTTTAACCTTAAGTCCTTCTTCGCAAACCTTGTAAGAATTCATCTTAAAAGTTTCTATCTCAAAATGACCAAAGAGAATATCGCTTTCAGGTATTTCTTTTATGTTTGTGTTCCATGGACAAAAGGTAATAGTACGATCAAACGCTTCAATCGTATCAAACGTGTCTAATATAGTGACATTTTTACGCTTTTTAAAAACAGATAAGGAATTAACGTCTGTTCTATGCTTGTAATATATATCATGATTACCAGTAATGGCGATAATATTAAATTCAGACAATATATCTAAAATATCTGCAGATATTTGCAGCGTATTAACAGATATCTCACTTCTATTATGGTGCCAATCACCACAGAAGATTAAATCTTTGATATTTTTTCGCTTACACTCTTCTTTAAACCAATGAGCCCACTCTACTGCATAATTATGCCAGTCAGAACTGTTCGAATGGACGCCTAAATGAAGATCTGAAAAAATAGCAACTCTAGGCTTACTAATCTTCAAAAGAATTTTCCTCGTCAGGTGGTTTTACGTACACGTGTCCGTGTGTATTTTCAGGGTTAGACATAAAATCTTCGTATACTCGCTCTTTATACTTTGTAACAGCTTCATGATGCTTTTTTTCCTTCTTAATACGATTAATAAAGGCATGATAAGCAATTGTTGTAAAGTATGAAAATGGATTAGTTGCTTTTTCGAAGTTAAACTTCTTATGTTTTAAAGCTGAATACATTTTAATAAGAGCATCACCAATCATATCGTCTTTATAGGTATAATTGATAAATGATGCATTGTAACTTAACCCATAAGCAATTTTTTTAATGTTTTCTGCTAAGTCGTCAGTAAGAATATCTGTGTCATAGTACTTTTGTAACGACGCTTTAAAGACTTTGGGTTCTATATAATATGGTTTCTTTTCTTTTTTTTCGGCCATTTGTAAAATTATAGTATAAGTTTAAGATTTTTCAACGATATTAGTGTCGGTGTACTTTATTTTCTCTCTTTCGTAAATTTCTTTACGTTTCTCGCAGTGTCTTATGCCGTATCTTAATCGATCACATATATCGAATATAATAAGCTTGTTTTTTGAGGCGTGTTTTCGGAGACCTCTACCAATCGACTGGACTGTCCGTATAAAAGACTTACCTCCCGATGCAAAAATAATGTTATGAAGATTTTTAATGTTAACACCTGTCGAAAATATAGCACTTATAGCGATACACACAACATTAGCATCTTTTTCCATTATTTTCTTTATTTTTTCACGCTCTTCTACTTCAACCTCACCTTTAATAAAGTATACTTGTTTATTTTTACAATCAGTAAGGTAATCTTGAAGATGGTGCCCATGAGCAATATGATTAACGAGTATAAGTGTATTATTCTCTAATTTACCGCATAATTTAGTTAGAAACGTGTTACGAAAATCACTTTCATAAATAAAATCTAACTCTTCCCTATATGCATTGTCAGAAAGGTATCTTGGAGGTGTGCTATACTCAAGATTTAGCACCTTTACATTAACATTCGCCAAATAATCCTCTAATCTTAACTCATAACTCGTTTTTTCATATATTACAGGCCCTAATTTACCTATAATCGACCATTTATCTAAGTTATTCTCCGGAAGTGTGCCTGTAAACCCATATTTGTTGTGTGTTGTAATCTTAGATACTATTTTGCTAATCTTGTTTGACGCTTTTATCTTGTGACATTCATCAACTATAAGTAAATCTACATACTTTAACCAATCATTCGCATCAAACTGACTTTGAACTATGCCAATATTACATATAATAACGTTAGCTGTTAGATCTGGCTTTGTCTTGCCTGTCCACTTAGTAAGTTTAAAGGTAGTACCACTGTTCATGAACTCATCATACGTTTGTGTTACTAGTCCTAAGTCAGGAACCAGCACGACACACTTAAAAGTGTCTTTATCTGGGCAGGATCTAAAGTAATTCTCAATAAGAGCGGCAGTTGTAAGTGTTTTACCAGCGCCGGTACCTAAAACACACGTACCTCTACCAAGTTTTAGTGCTCTCTTAATAACATCCTCTTGGTATTCTCGTAAAGTTAAGGTAAAGTCTTTAAAAAGATTAATGTCTCTACCGACTTTGAGTACTTTTTGTAGTTTATCAGTAACTTCGACATCAATTTTAATCTGATTGCTTATAAGATACTGTCGAATTTCCCAATATAGCCCTACTTCACATGCTCCAGTACCTGTTATTGCATATTTACGACGAGCCGCAAATCTCCCCCTATATCGAGCAAACCTAGCACCTTCATTTTCAACACTAAAATGCTCCCTTAATCGATCAAATAGGTCTGTATCGTCAGTTTTTAACTGAATCTTTCTCTTTCCGGGGCTATAATCGAAAGTAAGCATTAAAGTTGCTCCATTTTATTAATATCGATAATGTTTTTTATTTCCCAGTGCATTTGACCCATTATCTTTTCCACTTTTTCAAGATATTCGATAATAGCGTCTTGTTCTGAAATAGATACATTCAACTTGCTAATAGACTCATGACGTTCTGCTGCTGATTCTGCTGCTGATTGACTGATTCTTACCGGAGAATCGGATATAACCTTCTTTACTACTTCTTTTTTAAGCTGCTTTTTATCTCTAAACAACGAATTGCGTTTAATTTTTGATTCTATTAATCGCGCTACCCAGAAATGCTTACGAGCGGGTAGTCTCATTTGTGCTTCTTTAATGTTAAAGTCGTCCAATTGAAGATCTTTAGTAATCTCTTCAATATACTTTTTTAGCAATTCCATCTATATATTATAAATATAAGTAGCATGGAATCAACCGGTAGATTTGAGAAGTTATTTTTTAAAGCACTAAGAGAGAGTATGACCTCAGGTGCTGGGACCGGTAGCGCGTTTGGAGATGGACCGACTATGCATACAGTTTATGGTCCTAATGCTGCTGCTCAAAATATTAACTCTGGTGATACATATGCACAGGGTGATGCTAAGATCTATAAACCTCTAGGAAAAGTTCAAACACGTAAAGGGACTACAGGTGGTAAGACTACCGGCGGCAAGAAAAACAAGAAAAAGAAGAAAACTGATGGTTTAGATGGGGTGTTTTTAACTGGTGAAGAGGGAGAAGAGGTTCCTCAGAGGAAGTAGAAAAGAAGAGTGAGTGATTTAGGACATTGGGAGGGGATACTCGAAGAAGGCGTAGACCTACCTTACGGTTTCATTTATAAGATAACTAATCTTACTAATGACAAGAAGTATATTGGTAAGAAACAGTGTAAGTCTATTAGAAAGCGTCCGCCTTTAAAGGGAAAAAAGAATAAACGACGCGTAGAAATAGAAACTGATTGGAAAACGTATACATCTTCATCAAACCAGCTTAATGAGCATATAAGAATACTCGGAAAGGGTAATTTTAAGTTTGAAATCCTCAGATGGTGTGATTCAAAGTGGGAGTTGAGTTATCATGAAACTAAACTACAATTTGAAGAGGAAGTATTGTTAAGAGATGACTACTACAACGGAATTATTAACGTCAGAATTGGAAGGCGTAAGTGATCCAGTACGTGGTTTTGTGTTTATTGATCTTAACAAGTGTCTAGCAAGGTCTTTTAATGAATATCTGTTGTATATAACTGAAAACGAGCTTAAATTAACTAGAAAAGACAAAAACAAGCTCGGTATTCACTTCATAGTTAAGGAGCTTATTAAGGTTTGCTCTAAAAACAAAACCAAAAAGTGGTTTTACTACAAGACTGACGGTAGTTCTATAGAACATACACTAGTTAAGAGATTGTTTAATGCGCTCCCTACTAATATTACATATAGTAAAGAGAGTTTTAATACGTTTTTAGAAGAAAGAGACTATATGTCCTTTAATAAAAAGGATACCTCTACGGTTTCTTTTTATAAGTTTAGGCTTTTTCTTCGAAGATACGAATTACAGCAAATAGAAGAGGAGTTTCTATCAAATATGAATATAAAACTCTCGCTACTTCCATAAATATATACATGCGCAAGTTTCTTAGACTTATAGAAGACAATAACCCAGATGCTGCAGCTGCTAGATATACATTTACTCTAACTATGAGGAATGAAACCGGGGATGTTAATGAGACCCTTGTAAGAGAGATTGATGGTCACAGCGCTGCTGGGGATTTATGGGCTGCTATAGGTGATGTATTTCACCCAGTAGAAGATAACCAGGGACCGGTTGAAGCTATGGCGCAGACAAACCCCGAGGCAGCAGAACTTGTAAAGGATAGAATGGAAACAGAGGGCGAAATTTTTCAAACATATGCTAATGATACAGCGATGTTAAAACAAATGGCTGCAAAAATGTAATGAAGACTTTAAAATTAATAGAACAGTATATGAACATGTTTGTCGAACAAGATGTCGACGAAATGGGTGAGATCGGTGAAGTTGACAAGGTTCAGGAGACAGATGTTAATGTTGATGTGGAGGTGGAAGAGGAACCACCGAGCCCGGCGTTACAATCTATGGCTGAATTAATAGCAGCTGCATTTGTTTACCCCCCGACAGATAAGGATAAAGATGCAATCGAAGAAATAGAACTATTATTAGTCGGTACACATAATGAACCACCAGCTACGCCAGATATTAACCCTAGATCTGTAATTAAAAACGTTATTTCAAGGTTACCTATTCAATTAAGAACTGTATATGCAAGAGGACCTGGTATTAAAGGTAAGGCAGGGCTTACCCCGGAAGATGAAATATACTTTGCACAAGTCCTAGCTAATGCATTTAGATATAGGCCGAAACCTGAAGGCTCAGCAACTGCTAATGCTGTGAGTAAAGACTATTCTAAAACAAATCCAATGAAGGTAATTGAAACAGTACAAAGATTGCTACAATTTTCAGATGAAGGTATTGCCGATGAACTTCAAGATATAAAAATAGATACCGAATAATACTATGCAGTGGTCATTAGAAAAAATTTATAGTCAGCAGGTACGTGGTAATGTTCCACCGCGTAGACATCTTCGCGTGTTAGGAGAGGATGTAGAAGAGCAAGCAGAACCGGATATAGATGCCTTAAAGGCAGAGATTCAACAAGCGATTGACGGATTAAAGCTAGAAGATATAAAGGAAGCACAATATTTACTCAACCAGATTTATAATTTCCCTACATATAAAAATATTAAAAAGTCGTTAAGCGGTAAAGGATATAGTCCGTTAATATTTAAGAAATTTAGTAATGACGTCCAACAGTTACTAGTAAACATACCTAAAGAACAACGGGATCAATTTATAGAATATTTAAATAGACCAGAAGCACAAATAAACTTCCCAACTACACAGATTGAGGAAATGAATATATTTGACGTAATAGGAGGTGGGTTAGACCGTGATTTGGTTGCTGCTATTATGAAGCATACTGGTCAAGACGAAGGTGGACGTGGTGTTGGAATGGGTGAGCTCGCACTAGCGTTAATATTTGGAGACGTAAGTGCAGGAGGTCAGCAGAGAAAGGGTAGAGTGGCGGCGGCTCAAAAGGCATATAACGATGCTAAAGAGGAACAAAAGAAGTTAAACGCAAGTCTACCAAGAGGACATAAAGATAAATTAACTATAGGAGGTATTAAGGAGAGAATAAAATTAGCAAATAAGACTGCTGAAGAGGCAGGAGCTGAGCCAGAATATACCGATCTCGATGCAGCACATGTAGCCCTATCTAACGCAAAGAAAGAAAAGGTTAAGGGTGATCTGGAAATAGATGGAGTGGAGTTTGAGATTAAAGGCGAGGGAGCTACTTTGGGGGAGAGACCGGATAAGATTAGTAATAAACATAAAGGCCATACAGCGGCAAGTTTAGCCAAAATGGGAGAGGTTGCCGACGTTGAGTTTCGTGAGTCAGGAGACGGGTATCAAGTTGGACCAACGGAAGAAGACTGGGTTGACGGTCTAAATAATTTGCCCATAGCTATAGCTAAAGCATACGAGATGATTGGTCCGGACCCAAGAAAGCAAAAAAAGTTTGAAGATATATTTAAAACCTTCTTAAAAGAGAGTGGTGAGCTTACAGCTACTGATACATACTACCAACGATTAAAATCTAAAGGACTTTTTGATTTAAGTAATCCAGCATCTATACAAAATGGAATAGGCTTGCTTAATTTTATTGAATATGCTGAAGATGAAGGATTTGGGCACTTTATGGCGCATGATTTTGGTACCAAGGGTGATAATACCGGTAGATATGTTTTTGTTAGTGGTAATCCTCTTCAGATGGCTCTGGGATTACTAGCATCAGCTAACAACCCAGGTCAAGGCGTTAAATTTGAAAAGGTTGGGAGATCTAACCTTAGGCCTAGAATTGGCTTTGGGAGTAGCTATGCTGGGATGACGCCAACATCAGTTAACGTGCAACAACCCGTACAAGAGACTGAAGAAATAGACGAAATAGAAGAAGAGGAAATAGAATATTACTAAAATGAAAAGCTTTAAACTATATTTCGAAAATTATGTCTTACTTGCCGAGGCTGCGAGTAAGCCTGGTCACATTGATCACCTCGAAGAATTGGTTCTTCTTAGAGGCCAAGAGGGTTATGACCAAGCTAGAACGGCTTTAGCTAACTTACTCAGTCATCTACAGGGAAAAAGTAAGAGAAAAATAAATACTTCGGTAAAATGGGACGGGGCCCCTGCTATTTTTGCTGGTAAACATCCAGTAAACGGTAAATTCTTTGTTGCAACAAAGTCTATCTTTAATAAGGAACCTAAAATTAACTATACTGAAGCTGATATTGATTATAATCATCCGGCCCGGGAAGAAGAAGATGGTGTCGATGAAGAGGGTGAAAAAATGCCGGATCTACCAGATAAGCTTAAACAAGCTTTAAGATTACTTCCAAAATTAGGGATGGGTAATAACGTATTGTGGGGTGATTATATGTTTTGGCGAGAGTTAGTTGGGGAGCCTGAGGATATAGACGGAGAGCCTCACTACACGTTTAAACCGAATACGATCAAATATGCTGTCCCGGTTAACTCAGAGCTTGGTGGGCAAATAACTGACAAAATAAGAGATGACGGGGTTGGTATTGTGTTTCACACCCAGTTCCACGGAAAACCAGAAGAATTTCCTAAAGTTTTAGGAAAAAAAGAGCAGCACTCTAACAAATGGGGACCGATGGCCACGGGGATAGTTAAAAAGTTTAAAGACGTTCCAGGTCTATGGGTTGATGATGCCTATTTTAAGGAACTAACAGGGCAGGTATCCTTAACTGAAGATGAAGCAAAACAAATTAAGGATATAATTAAAACTGCTGATACATTACAGGTGAATTATAATGACCTCCCGTTGGAATTTATTAAAATTTATCTAAACACGGAGCTTAGGCGTCAGAAAGACGGTGTTCCGACGCCAGAGTTTATAAGGGATCCGGAAAAATCATATAGAGACTTTATTGATTGGTATAAGGAAAGAGAGCAGAAAAAATGGAAAAGTCCAGAAGAAATTAAAACTGCTGCACAAGCAAATGCACAACAACAGAAGGAAGATAATTTACAGCTTAAAATAAATGAATTTGAATCTCAAAGAGATAATTTTATTAATCTGTTTAAAGTAAGCAGCCTTTTAGCGCAGGCAAAACAGATCTTTATTAACAAATATGACAATGCTGTTTATAACACTAAGCATTTTCTCGATGAGGGAGATGGAGTACTGAAGGTAACAAACCCTGAAGGATACGTCGCTGTTAGTAATGCCGGTGATGCAGGTCCTATTAAGCTTGTAAACCGGTTAGATTTTAGTGCAGCTAACTTTGCAACAGGAAAACCTGGATCATGAGAACATTTAAAGAATATTTTCAAGATGAAGAGACTGCTGGTTCACAAGATGTAGTAGTATTCGTACCGGGTAGCTTTAAACCTCCACATAGAGGTCATTATGAAATGGTAGAAAAATATAGTAAACAATACCCTCAGGGTAAGATTAAGGTATTAATTTCTAAACCTGGGCCAGCAAAAATCCGCTATACAGCAGACGGTAAGGAAATAACACCACAAGTAGCTAAAGAGATTTTTGAGTATTATACAAGTCATTTACACAATGTTGAAATTGATATATCACCGGAGGCATCTCCTGTTGGAGTAGCTTTTGAGGCTTTAAGAGATTTAGAACCGGGAACTGTTGCAGTGTTAGGTGCTAGCAAAAAACCAGATGATAAGGGGGTTCCAGATTGGGCGAAATTTAAATCTGCTCCAGCGTGGGTGGAAAAAAATAATATAGATGTCAAAGTATTAGATCCCGAGGAAACTGCTGTTAATGTTACTACAACGGGTGATCAGGCGCTAAACGCAGGAGATATAAGAAAAAATCCTAGAGATATAGAATTGCTTAAGAGGTATGTACCTAATTTAGATCATGTAGATGCAGAGGGCTTAAGTCATATTTTGACTAAATAATAGTATGAGAGATCAGAAGCGTAGAGAACGAGCCTTAATGGAAGAAGCTTACCAAAAAGTAAATGAAAACATAGGGCCAGCTGGACAAACTGCGTCAATTGGAGCTCAAGGACCTATAATTGCTATTCCTTCTGATGAAGAAAGCTGCGGTGAGTATGATAAGTCAGAAATTGATATGGCTAGTAGGGAGTTGCTTAAAGCACAGGACTATGCTGCTAAATTAAGTGAAATAGTACCAACACTCCCAGGGTTAGATGGTTGGGTTGCTTCTAAAATTACAAAAGCAGCTGATTATCTCTCTTCTGTGTTCCATTATTTGGATTACGAAACGAATGAAAAGGAAGACATTGTAATTGATATACAAGAAATAGAAGTACCCGTAGATCAATTTAACGTAGGGTACGAAGAAGTAGGAAACACATGACCGCACTCGTAAGTAGCAGTTGCTATGAAGAAGTTTAAACAATTTTTTATCGAAAAACAAGTCTTAGGGCTCATAGAGTTCTTTGATGTAGATGGTGTTGGTAAAATTCCATCAAAGCTGGACTCCGGTAACGGTGCATTTAATGTTATTCACGGTGAAGATATACAAGTACAAGGTAACAAGGTTCATTTTAAGACAGTAAACAATAAACGTCTAATGAAAGATAAAGTAGACGACATTATTATTAATGTAGGTGCTGGTAATACAGAGGAAAGACCAGTTGTTAATTTTGATCTTAAAATTGGTAACAAGGAGTTTAGAGATATACCATTTTCTATTGGTAATAGAACTTCTAACCTATATAAAATCTTAGTAAGTAAAGATTTTATTGAAAATGAGCTTGATGCTCTTATCGATGTTAGTCAAGAAAACATCGCTAGTCGCGAAGACGAGGTAGATTACTAATACTGTTCCTCTATTTTTGCCAATCATTTACGAATTGATAAAATTCACCTCTTGTAGCAACATCACCTAAGAAGTCTTCACTCAATCTACTTGTTTTCATTTCACAACCATCATGTTTAATACCTCTAAGACAAGCGCAAGTGTGAGTAGCAGAGATCATAACAGCAACTCCTTTGTTACCTTCGCAGATTTCGTCAATAGCTTTATGAATTTGCATTGTAAGACCTTCTTGAATTTGTGGCCTTCTACCATAATGCTCAACAATACGGTTAAGTTTACTTAATCCAATAACTTTACCCTCTTTAGATGGAATATAAGCTACATGAGCTCTACCAGTAAAGGGAAGGTGATGGTGTGAACAAAAAGACTTAACAGGTATACCGCCTTGAAAGACCATTCCGTCATAACCATCAGACGGGAAGGCAGTTACATTAGGTAAATCATTATAACAACCAGCAGCTAAGTCATTCACAAAAGCTTTAGCTACACGCTTTGGGGTATTACTACTATTAGGATCATTTCGCCAATCGATTCGCAATGCATCTAGATATTTCTCATAAGCTGCAGCTGCATCTTCAATTACTTGTAATTTTTCTTCTTCTGTTAAAGGCATGTTACCATTTGCCGTTGGTAATTTTGTAATTATAGTACGATCCATATGTGATAATTATATACTATAAATTTAATTATCAAGACTAAATATTAGCATGGGTAAATTAAGTCAAAAAGAGCTTATCGAAGAAGGAATTTCGACTATGCTCGATATGGCAAAAAAAGCCGTGCAAGTGGGAGCGCAGGGTGTCGGACAAGTAGGTAAGGCGTTAATGCCTAACACAGCTAAAGCTGTAGGAGCCGTAGGTTCAGCAGTCGGCACTACATATAATAAAATAGCAGGTACAAATCCTAAAATGGTATTAAGGAACTATCTAGATTCAGCTCGTGGTCGTCGACGTTTTAATAAAATAAAATTAGGCCGGGAAAGAAGATTAGCTAGTAATCATGCAGAAGTATCTTTTAAAGGTGAAGTTTTTGATGATCGAAACGGTGTTATGATACCTATGCAAGGATTTTTTATTCTTAGCCCTACTGACGATAAAGAAGAAAAATGGGAAATAATTGGCGCACAAAATAGTGAGTATCAAACCGTGTGGAATGGTAAACGACGACGCGGACGTGGGTCGGATCGACCTACAGCAACAGAGCCACAGTATAATGATTTCTTAGTCGATCCCGAAATACAATTAAGTAGTTATTCGCAAAAAAATTTGCTGAGACAGTTGACTTTGCTTTCCAACTAATTAATTAACCGAGACTGGACGAGGGAGACCCCTATAAACACTTGCGGCTTAGTTGATTTTTTTCTGGTTTCCTATAAAATATATACATGAGTCATACGTCATCAAAATTAATTGAGCTCGGTTCAACAGCATTTCGTCAACCAAGAGCAGAATCACACTGTAGATATATTCATGGTTATCAACTTAAAGCAGAAGTTACATTTGCTTGTAATGAACTAGACGATAACAACTGGGTATTTGATTTTGGCGGTCTTAAGGATCTTAAACATATATATAAAACGCAGTTTGATCATACTTTAGTAATTTCTAACGACGATCCGGAAATTGAATTACTTAAAGAACTAAATGCAAGAGGTTTGGCTCAACTTAGAATTATGACCGGTGGTGTTGGTATTGAGCGTTTTGCTGAATGGTGTTTTAAAACTGCAGATAGTTTTGTTGATGAAGCTACAAACGGTCGTGTATGGGTTGAAAGTGTAACAGTATATGAACATGATGATAATTTTGCTTCGTATAATCGATCAACAATTAAGGCAAATGAAAAGGTAGGAGAAACTACAGCTGGTAAAGAAGAAACAGCTGAAGAACCAAAGCCGGAGCCAAAGCCGGAGCCAGACCCAGCTCCACAAGATCATAACCCACGTGCAGCTCAAGTTGGTAATCGAGTTACACAAGGTAAAGGTAATTGGTTTGAAGGTACTAGCTGGGGTAACTAAGTACCTAATACAGAACAAATATATTTTAATATCTTACTTCTAGATATTTCAGCAGTACCAAATTTAAAAGAAAATATATCATTTTCGGTACTTTGATGTGTGTTAAACATGTTAAATATCTCCTTATAACCGGATTTATTAACATCAGCTTGGTTACAATCACCTATAACAATATATTTTGAATGTCTACCAAATCTTGTAAGTATTGTAGTTAATTCTTTACGAGATAAGTTTTGGGCTTCATCTACAATTACCAAAGTCTTGTTAAAAGTAAGACCTCTAACAAAATTAACCGGTATAGCTTCAATTAATCCTTTTTGCTTTAACATACTACATACACCAGCCCCGGCTATTTCAGCTACCTTCTCATCTAAAGGTATGGCATAAGGGGAAAATTTATCATCAATTTCACCTGGTAAGGAACCTAAACTCTTTTCAGCTGATTCAGCAATTGATCTAATATATACTAATTTTGTAAATGCCTCTTCTCTTAAAAGTTCCAAACCGGCATATACAGCAATGTATGTTTTCATACTCCCAGCCGGTCCGTCGACAAATCCTATTTTTGTCTTAGAGTTTTTTATACAATTATAAAATTCTTTATGTTTTGGATTTAAATAAAACGGTCTTTTGATTTTAAAATCAAATATGTAGTTTTTGTTAAATGCTTCCGCAAGTTCAGTACTTGCCCGACGTAATCGCGCGGTTTTTACACTCATATGTATTATTATTTAGTTGAAAACCTCGTCGCAACTCATATAATTTAAAGGATGATTGATTGTACTAAAGAAACTTTACTAGTATCGGACGATAAAGCATTTTATACACTTGAAGGGGAAGGGGAATACGTCGGTATGCCTTCTGTATTTTTTAGATTGTCAATGTGTAATCTAACTTGCAAAGGGTTTGCTTCAGAGGACTCACCACATGGTTGTGATTCTTATATTTCATGGTCGGTTAAAAATAAAATGACGTTTAACGAAATATTCGAATATTTTGAAAAGCACAAACTAGTAGATAAATTACGCGAAGGGGCAATTTTTAAGCTTACAGGAGGTGAACCTATGGTTCAACAGAAACAATTACTTAAATTTATAAAGGCGTTTATTTATAAGTACGACTTTCACCCAGTAATTGATTTCGAAACCAACGCTACAATTAAGCCAGATGAAGATTGGGTTGATAAATTTCATGCTACCTTTACAACATCACCTAAACTGACTTCAAATGGAGATCCGGAGGAAAGATCTTATAAGCCTAAAGTTTTAAAATGGCATAAAGAAGTTGGCTCTGGATTTAAATTTGTAATTTCATCTGATAAAGACATTGATGAAATTTGGCGTAAATATGTTGACGATAATACAGTTCAAGTTCCAAAAAATCGAATATGGTTTATGCCTTGTTGCGGTAGTCGAAAGGAACATGTAGAAAAAGCAGCAGCAGTTGCAGAATATGCTAAAGGTATGAATGTTAATTTTTCACCAAGACTTCATTTGCTTTTATGGGATATGGCATTAAAGGTGTAACGCAATATATATAGTATGAGAATTGCGTTTTCAGGGACAGGTAATAGTGGTAAATCAACTTTAGTAAAGAGTTTTCTCTACACGTGGGATAATTATATTACACCAGAAAAAACTTATAGAGATATCTTAATTGAAGAAGATTTATCTCATTCTTCAAATACAACTACACCAACGCAAAAAAAAATCTTAAGCTTTTTTATCGATCAAGTTCAAGAACACGATAAAGGAGCTAAAGTTGTATATGATCGCTGTCCATTAGATAATATTGCTTACACTCTATGGTGTCATGAAAAAGGCATTAAAGACTTTGACAAAGATTTTGTAACATCACAAATATCCTTAATGAGAGAGTCGTTAAGATTCTTAGATATAATTTTCCTTTGTAGATTTGATGAAAAGCAAAGTGTGGAAGACGATGGAGTTAGAGATACGGACGTTGATTTCATTAAAGAAGTTGATAATATTTTTTATTCTCTGTATAGACAGTATACGGAAAATCCGGAAGCAGATATATTTTTCCCAAAGGGCGATTCTCCTTGCATTATAGAGTTGCCACATGACGGGCAACAGCGAATTGATCTTATTAGTGAATATGTTACTCCAGAAGGGGAAATGTATGGTGAGGATGTTTCTATTTTTAACGATGTTGATGAACTTGAAAGACTTGTTCGCCAGCAAAAAGAGGCTTTAGATCAAGAGGAAAAAGAGAAAGAACTATTTCGTAAGTTTGGTTTATAGTGTATGATAGAAAGTGTTGGTATAGGAATTATTACATGTAATAGACCTGACTTTTTTAAAAAGTGTAGAGAGTCTATTAGGGAGGAGTGGTATGATCGAATGGTTGTTATTAACGACGGGAAGGGACCTCTTTTTGATGCCCGGTCACCTATTATACAGACAACGGGTAAAGAGGGTGTAGGTCGTGCAAAAAATAGAGCACTAAAACATTTACTCGATGACGAATGTGAGCATATTTTTTTAGTAGAGGATGATGTTATTTTTAAAGAAAATGCATTTCAAGCATATATAGATACTAGTAAAAAAACAAAAGTTAAACATTTTAATTATTGCTTACACGGTCAAGATAATAAAATAAACAATAAACCAAATCCTCGTAAAATTATTGATATTAAAGGTACAAAGGTATCGTTATATTTTAATATATACGGAGCATGCTCCTATTACCATAGATCAGTATTAGAAGATATTGGGTTATTTGATGAAAAGTATATTAACGCAATGGAACATGTTGATCATACGATGCATGCAATAACAAAAAACTACCATCCGCCGTTTAGATGGTTTATTGATTTAGAAAATAGTAATGATTATATTGAAGACCAGGATTATAATCATGATAAGTCAAAAATTCGCACTGGTAATTGGATGGAAAATTTTCGGAAAGGAGTAGAAAGATTTAAAAGTAAGTATAAAATAGATGTGACAAACCCTTATCAGGAATACGATGATATTGATAAGGTTATTAGTTATTTTAAATCGCTATGAAGATAGGTGTAGGAATTACAACGTATAATGCTGAACATTATTTTAAAGATCTCTATGATTCATTGCCGTTGGATCGTATAGATGAACTAGTTGTTGTTAATGGAGGTAAAGAATATAAAAACGAGTATAAAGATGCACATTGGATACAGCATAGTAAAAATTACTACCCGTCTGTTTGTAGAAATGATTGTTTAAGGTTTTTAATGGAGAGGGATATGGATTATTATATCACATTAGAGGATGATATGGTAATTAAGGATCCAAATATCTTTGATAAATACATTGAAGCAGCTGAACTCAGTAAGTTTGGTTATTTTTGCTTTGTAAGCACGTCATGGGAATCAGGAGAACCGGGTAACAGGACACCTAAACTAGAATTACAGTACTCAAAAGACGTTACTGTTAATTTATACCCACATATGTGTAATGAATTTACATTTAAAACAAAAAAGTGTATTGAAGACACTGGGTTATATGATAATAAGTTTAGATATATTTTCGATGTTGAGAATGTTCACAGAATAGCTCAAGCAGGTCATATTCCAGGCTTTTGGTGGTTTCCTGATGTAAAGGATTCTGATAAATTGATTATGAATCACCCAGAAACAGAGTCTAGAATTAACGCGGGAGGTGAAAGAGATAAAAAATTAGGTAAAGAGTATGAGATGTTTATTAATAAACACGGAACACCTGTACAAGGTATACCTAATTTAACCAAACAGCAAGTTATAGAAAAGATTAAATGAAAATTGCAATTGGTATCAATAGTTTTAAGCAGGAAGCTGACTTAGAAAAAAGAGAAACTTTATGTTTAGAGTCATTACGTAGGTGTCGAGATAAAAATCCTGACGTTACTTTATATAATGTTATACACGATCAAGATGATATCGCTTTTGATGGATTTAAGACTTTAAAGTTACAGCAAGATGGTAGATATCCATATGTAAATAAAATAATTGATGAGTTAGCTAAAACAGACAATGAACTTATCGTATTTTTAAACAACGATATTATATTAAACGCTTCTTTTTTTAAGCAAATAGAAAAAGACGTTGAGTCATATCCAACTTCTAGAGTACATTTACATAGTTTAGATAGTTTAAATGAAGATCTCAAGCTTCAATCATATAGTGTACATGGATTTGACCTGTTTGCCTTTAAAAAATCATGGTGGCTTACCAATAACCACCTATTTCCAGATATGTATCTAGGTAAACCTTACTGGGATACAGTATATTTTATCAAAAGTGTTTTAAACAGTAATTTTAAAATACTAAACAAGCAACCCCCTGTTATTTTTCACCCAGAACATAGCTCCGAGTCTATGGAAGGTAACGATAGATATAAGACACATAATGAAAAAATTGCCAGTACTACACCAGAAATGGGTAAATGGTGGCATTTTGTACAAAATGTCCTTCTTAAGCGACCATCTGCAGGGGAAGTACTGTGGTGGACACCGCTAGCTAACGAAATTGAAATAGAAAACCAATTATTCCGACATGAAAATTAAAGCCTATACACTCTTTACCCCGTCACATAAGAAGTTTCTTTATGAATACTTACTAGATTCATTTAAATACAACGAAAATATAGAGCTTACTATACTTCATAGACCACAACTATGTGAAACTGCAGAGTTTGGTACTGAAGGATGGCACGGTACTATGTATTATAAGGCAAATTGCTTTTACGAGAAGCTAAAAGAGTGTGGTGATGATGAAATTTTTATGTTTATTGATCCAGATATTGTAATTTATAAGGATTTCTATGATGATATTGTTAAACGTATGGAAATAAACGATATGGTCTTTCAAAATGACGGACCAGGTGGTGTTAATACAGGCTTTTTTGCTGTAAAAAACAATAAAAAGACACGTGCCTTTTTTAATACTGTACGTGGTAACTTGGAAAAGTTTGAAGAAGAACAAAGAACCACCAATTATTTGTTAAGAAATCTGCAAAACTTTCCCGCAATACAAGTTAAATGGAGTATGTTACCTAACGAATATTTTACCTTTGGTCACATTGCTGGACAACCTGACGGTAAAGGTGGATTAAAGGGTCATTGGGTTAATACAGACGATAAATTTCCAATTCCGAAGAACATTTACATTCATCATGGTAACTGGACACGAACTAAAGATGATAAATATAAAATTTTAGATATAGTAAAGGAGCGGCTCCAAAAATGATTAAAATGGAGGACATATGCACCGGTTGGTTAGATGGTAGTATAGAGGCAATAGCAGACACGCCTTTATGCTCTCTATTCAAGAAGTATGCCAGTGATAAAAAATTTGGCGGACCTCGAGGTAGTAATCACAATTATTCCAATTTTTATTTTGAAATATTAAGAAGGTTTATAGCTGAAAAGCGAGTAATAAATTATTTTGAATTAGGGCTAGGTTCAAAAAATGAAGAATTTATAGGAGGTAGCCCTAATGGAGCCGCTGGTGGTAGTTTAATTGCTGTAAATGATTTCCTAAATCCAACAATTAAAGAAAAGACATATAAGCACGGTAATATATTTGGGGCGGATATAGATGGGACTATTAAAATTGATCACCCTAACATTAAAACGTTTCAATGCGATCAAACATGCCCAAAAAGTATTAATTCTTTATGGGGTACTGAGGAATTAAAAAATATAGAATTTGATTTAATTATTGAAGACGGTCTACATACATTAGAGGCAAATATTCACTTTGCAGAACATTCATTACATAAACTTAAACCTGGGGGGATTTTTATTGTAGAGGATTGTGTGTGTAGTGCTTCTATCTTAGGAATGTATTCAAGACCAATTGGAACCGGTTTTACAACTGGGTATGTTA